TCTCACTAAGTATTTTCTTAATTAATTCTTTCATGACTTTACTATTATATTAGTTTTTTCTTATATTAAGAAATTATTTAGTATATTGCGATTGTTAACCATCTAATCTTGTTTATCTAATGATCTCCTCAAAATACATATTAAATCATCTTTGGATTTTATTGTTGTTTCAAGAGACTTTATTGTAGCCTCATGTCCACTAACGATTCTTTCGAGGTATTGTATCCTTTGATTAAGCATGTCTATTTCGTTCAGGTTATTTTGGACGCCTGAACTAGTATTCTCTATTGTGACTGTTCCGTCAGGGTCAATAATTTTTTGAGTACCTTTTTCCGGCAATGATATAGAGATGTTATTATTAACATCTCCTTGACGTATATTACCTTTATTTCCGCCTGATATATTCAGGTTATCCCTCGTCGATATAGTCGAAGGTCTTAACATCTCGCCTTCGCCTGTTAATACCCATAATGGATTTAATTCGGAATATATTCTAAGTATTTTCTCGACTACGGAAGAAGATATACTTTTCGTTTTTCTCCAATATCCATTTGATAGACCTACTTCTATTTCAAACTTACTATTACTAATCCCTTTGTAATCAATATATTGCTGTATTCTGTCTTTTGCATTCATAGTGCAAATAATTAAAAGTTGTTAATAATTAGACTATATTCCGCAATTCATTTGTTATATTAGAGTATAGTCTATATCTTTGCCTCTGTAATCATTGAAACGAACATATTTCAAGATTGAAACAAAAAACATAATGTGCAAATATAAACGATTAAATGTAAAAAAGCAATGAGAAAAGTAAAATACATCAGTATCCCATCAAAGATTATTAAGGAGATAGCCGCCGAGGTAGGTTGTACAGACCGCACTGTCTACGGGGCGATAAACTTTCGCACGGACGGAGAGCAACCAGAACGAATAAGGGAGCTTGCTCTCAAAAAGGGCGGAATCGTCTCACACAAGATGGTAGGATAAACCAGCCGAGAGAAAAACGAAAAAGATAAAAGCATGAATCGGACTGACGCAAAAATGATAGCCGAGGAGTTGTATAAACTCGTAAGAAAGGAACTGAGAACGGTAGCGGAGAATCTTGTTATCGAGGATACAGACGAATTTCTCACTGTCGATGAAGCTGCCGACTTCATGAGATTATCGAAATCTACTCTATACAAGAAACGTAAAGTAATACCATGTGTAAAAATAAATGGATCATTGCGATACTCTAAAAATGCTCTTATCAAGTACATGAATAAAGTTTAACGAAAATAGGGGAGTAGCTCAACGGTAGAGCAACCGAATAAAAGAACCAGTATGTTGGGTATCGGTTCTTCGGAGCGAGCAAGGGTTCGATTCCCGCCTCCCCACAAAAAAGCTCATTGACATGTTGGCGTACGTGAAGAACACCGAGAGTCGCAATAGCGGGAACGCCGAGACTTGCGACGGGTCGGGGTGAAGTAACGAAGTCGTGACGTGTAAGTAATATCCGGCAATTCGGCAACCGGGCACGCTTCACCAAGTTCAATGAATAGAAACGAACAAAAAGAATGGAGAGAGAAAGGGATTGCCTTTCTAGGCAAGAATAGTTCAGACAGCTTTCCATTACCCTATATTTCCCCTGCCCGTTGGATTCGGGTTGAAAAAACAGTCATCTGTTGCAGGGGAACGAAATTAAATAAGCCTGTGAACATGAACACAACCTGTATTATCCCACGGTCAACAATCGAGAAACGATACGACAAGGCAAGGGAAGATTTCAACGACCAATACGACAACTCCCCTTACAAATTGAAATGTAAGGAATTTTATCTGGGAGGCGGGGTAGAAAACTACGAGGTCGCCAACAAGATACTATCGATGAACGAGAAAGAAATAGCCAAATCCTACCTCGAAGATTGCGACCCGAAAGACTGGCAGAGCATTCGTCGATACCGGGAAGACCTCATGTGCGATGCCACGGACATCTACAAAACCGCTATCGCTATGGTAAAAGCCGATATTCAGAAACTAAAAACCATACAGGACGAGGTAGAAAGTTTTCTTGACGACCATATAGGAGAAAACATGGACGGTCACTATCTCGACGGAGATATAAACCATGAAATAGAGTTGATCGACAAATACGTCAATGTCCGCATTCATTACGACGCATACAATCACAAGGAGTGGGACAACGGCAACTATTTAACGCCACGTTCCGACAGTGGCTACATCGATACGGAATACACGGTAACCGTATTCGACGAATGCGGAAATGAAGAATTTGAGTTTAACAGTAATTTCCAAATATAACAGTCATGATATTCTACAAGTTATTTACCCTGCTCGCCATACTGCTTATGCTTTCCTCGATATTCGGGGTAGTCGCTTCGCTCATCAATGCCAACCTTTGGCAACTGGTGATAAGCATATCCCTGTTCGCACTGTCGTCGATGGCTCTTGCAGGGCAACAACAAACCGATAAGAAACTATAACAAAATCACTATCACAATGGGAAAGTCCACAGAATATTATCGCACACACCCCGAAGCCCGGGAGAAGAAAGCCGAGACAGACAAAAAAATAAACGCCCGTCCCGAGCAAAAACGCAAACGGGCGCAGCTGGCGAAAGCCAATCGGGAGCACGACAAGCGATATGGGAAAGAAAGCCGAGCTGGGAAAGACCTTTGTCATACCAAGCACGGCCTTAGATATAAACCCGCATCCGTCAATAGAGGGAACAAATCCGATACTCCGGGCGATCGCAAAGCAAGAGGAAATAAATTATAATTCCATATAAATCAAGCATATTCACCGCCCGTCCGTGAGGATATGCGGTGTATAAAAAGAAACATAACCCTTTAAACAAAAAAAAATATGTCAGAGTACGAAGTATTACAGGTTCAAGCACAGCCACAAGTCATGCAAATAGACGCTCTCGAAAGAGCAAATGTAGACACCCAAGTAGCCACGGCGAAAAAATATCCTCGGGATATGCGTCGTAGTCTTGATGACTCTATCGTTATGGCTACCCTCGATAAAGAAACGGCACAATCGTGTGGATATGCGCTACCAAGAGGTAACAAACCTATTACTGGGCCATCTGTTCACTTGGCGAAAATAATCGTTTCAAACTGGGGGAATATGCGCACCGAGGCAAAGGTGGTTCAGATTACAGACACGCAAGTGGTAAGCCGTGGCACAGCTTGGGACTTGGAGAAAAACGTGGCAAGTGCTTTTGAGGTTCGTCGCTCTATCATTGACAAAAACGGGAAACGGTATCCAAACGACATGATAACCGTAACCGGCAATGCCGCAAACGCAATAGCCTATCGAAACGCCGTATTTTCGGTTATTCCAAAAAGCATCACCGATAAAGTCTACCAAGCAGCTCAAAGTTTCATTACTGGCGACCTGTCCGACGAAGATAAGCTCAAAAAGACAAGGGCGAAGTGGATTGCGTTTTTCAAAAACGAGTATGGTATTACCGAGGAAGAGGTAATCAAGTTGTGCGGAAAGCAGACAATTAACCAGATTCGAGGAAATGAGATTGCGTTGCTGTCCGGCATTGACCAGTCGCTCAAAGACGGTGACACAACGGTAGAAGAACTTATGAAGCCATACCGAGGCACGAAAAGCAGCAAATTCAAAGATATAGCCGGAGAAGCAGCCGGTGTCAAAGAGGGAATCAATCAGGAAGGAACTAAACAGACACTGTTCGACGATGGAAGCACAAAGGACTCTTGAATGGTACAGGAAACGCCTCGGTTATTTCACGGGAAGCCGCATAGGCGACCTAATGAAAACGAAACGTAGCGGCGACGGGGTCGGAGAATGCGCCATGAACTATATTTACCAAGTAGCGGGAGAGCGCATGCTCAACCCGGCTATGATAAACGACGATGGTTTTTTCTCCGACTATATCACCCAGACCGACATATCGACCAAGCAAATGCGATGGGGAACGGAGAACGAGCCCGATGCCCGGCGCATATACGAACTTAAAACAGGTCGCCGTGTCGTCGAGGTAGGACTGTGCAAACACCCCACCATCGCCCATTTCGCAGCCAGCCCCGACGGATATTATTACGATGAGAATAATCGGGAAAAAGGGGTAATCGAGATAAAAAGCGTGGGAACGGCCACATACGCCAAATACTTCCACAAGATAAAGGATAACGATACCCTCCTGTTCACGGAGCCTAAGTACTATTACCAAATCATGTCCGAACTCATGTGCGTTGAAGCCAATTGGTGCGATTTCATCGTATATAACCCGTTCGAGAAACCCTCCATGTTTATCAGACGGATATATCCAGATGATAACATCTTCAAGAAGATAGCCGAAAGGATATGCGAAGCCGATGAATTAGTCAATGAAATAATCAATTCATGAAAGACTATGAAATACAGTCAATCGTCAGCCTGCTGGAAAGATCGGCAAAAGCGTTGGAAAAGTCCGACGACTACCGGCATAAAGAGCTGGCAAGATTGATGAGAAATAAAGTCAAACAATTAAATAAGAAATACAATGGACAAAAATGAGATCTTAAATAGCGACTATATTGTCCGCTGTCTTGTGGCAGGGAATTCCAACACTCCCGTCGATGTGCTCACAGAGCTGGCAAAGGATAGTGACTGTGATGTCCGCAGGAATGTGGCAGGGAATCCCAAGTTAAAAGAAGTTTTAACCGATAAAAAATAAAAGCGATGTTTTACGAAATCAAACTGAAAGTAGAAAAAGAGAACAGCAAAGGAGAGATGAAAGAAGTCGTCGAACACTTCATCACCGATGTAGAACTGTTCGCCGAGGCCGAAGCCAACGGAATGGAACAATACAACGGAAATTGCGATGTAATCTCTATCACCCGCTCTAATGTCGTCGAGATAGTCAACGAGAAGGAAGAAGACAAGCCCTTCTACAAAGCCACGTTGATAGACATATTCATCGATGACAACGGCAATGAAAAGGAAACGAAGTACTACAACCTCGTTTGCGCCAAAGATATCACCGAAGCCAACCGCCTCATGCAAGAACACAAGAGACAAGGCCTTAACGATATGCGGTTGGACGGAATTGTGAAAACCAAAATCATAGACCTGATATAGGAGCATAATGTGAGACATTCCCCGCAAGCCGATCCGGGTACGTGGTCGAGCACCATACGGAGAAAGGAACTGCGGGGAGAAATTAGCCATAAGTGTTTTAGGTGGTATCGGCAGTGGTTCAAACGGGAGAGCGGTATAAGTCGAGTATAAGGAGCGAATATACAGTTGCGGGTTCGAGTCCCGCCTGCCGAACAAAAAGAGAAAGATATGCAATTAAAAGTCTTTACAGCATTCAGCGGATATGACAGCCAGTGCATGGCACTCGACCGGCTCGGAATCGGTTACGATCTGGTCGGCTGGTCGGAAATCGACAAGTACGCCATACAAGCCCATAACGCCGTATATCCTCAATACCGAGACAGGAACTTCGGGGATATATGCCATATAGACTGGGCAAAAGTCCCCGACTTCGACCTGTTCACATATTCTTTCCCCTGCACGGACATTTCAACGGCCGGAAAGCAAGCGGGATTGGAGAAAGGCAGCGGGACACGCAGCAGCCTGTTATGGGAATGCGAGAAAGCGATAGAGACCAAGATGCCGAAATACCTGCTCATGGAAAATGTAAAGTCCCTTACCGGAAGGAAATACAAGTGTTTTTTATCGGCATGGGAACAATACCTTTCCCAATTAGGGTACACGAACCATACGAAGGTTCTGAATGCGAAAGACTACGGCATTCCCCATAACAGGGAAAGAGTATTCATGATTTCGATACGAGACTCGGAATCGTATTATTTTCCGGAACCCTTACCCATTGAAAAGAGATTGAGGGACATTCTCGAATGCGACGTGGACGAAAAGTATTTTTTGAGCGAGAAGATGATAAAAGGTTTCATAAGACACAACATCGCTCACGTAAAAAAAGGAACGGGCTTTTTATGGTTACCTAAAACAGGTGATGGCACAGCCAATTGTCTGAGAGCTAATGGAGCATTAAGTCCGACCGACAATTCGATAATCGTGGGGGAATATTCGGAACCCGAGATAATACAACGCAGCAGAGGATTTAACAAAGGAGGGACATACACGATATGCCCTGCGATAACAAGCAACTCATGGCAGGAAAATAACTTTCTGTGTCTGGAAAAGATAAGAAGGCTGACACCGAGAGAATGTTTCCGGTTAATGGGTGTCAGCGAATCGGATATAAACAAGATTCAAAATGCGGGAATAAGCGACAGCAGGCAATATGTGATGGCAGGTAACAGTATCGTCGTAGATGTCCTTTTCCACATATTCCGAAAACTGTTCACGGACAAATCATGCGAATCTATACAAAAGAAACTTTTCTGATAAAAAGACAAAATATAATGGAAGAACAGGCCACATACAACAGAAAACTCAAATACGATGTATTGATAGGGATAGACCCCGACGTGGAGCGTAGCGGCTACTCCGTATTGGACACAAGGAAAATGAAAATGGAGATGAGTGTTTGCCCATTCCCCTTGTTGGTAGAGGGCATAAAAAAACTTCATGAGCACTGCAATAAAAACGATGAACGAGTGGCGGTATATGTCGAGGCAGGTTGGAAAAACAAATCCAACTGGCATTTGTCACCGAAAGACACACGGGCGAGCGCAGCCAAGAAAGGCGAGCATGTAGGTCGTAACCAAGAGACCGGTCGCAAGATAGTCGAAATGCTGAGGCATTACGGAATACAAGTCATGGAGCAATCCCCATTGCGCAAGTGCTGGCAAGGGAAAGACGGCAAGATCACCCATGAAGAATTGAAGCGGTTGTGCCAGATGAGCGGGATAGAGTTTAACAGCCCCCGCAGCAACCAAGAAGAAAGGGACTCTGCCCTGCTCGCCATCACCTGCTCCGGATTGCCCATTAAATACAAAGTCGTTGAATCTAAAATAAACAAATGATATGACAGCAGAAGAATTTATAAAATCGGTAAGCGTAGAAGATTGCGCAGGCGGGCATATATACCGTAGAGTTTCAGAAGATGATGCCTTAAAAGCTATTGAGATGACAAGACTCGAAAAAGCTCAGACATTTGTCGGTATGCAGGGCTGGATATGCCCTAAATGCGGTAGAGTTTATTCGCCAATGACATCTATGTGCACATATTGCCACAACGAAAACATCATAAATTCACCTTCTTGTGGTATGTAAATTTTAGTATTATGAGCGAACAAGTATTATCAATAGAGCAGATGAAGCACTTGCAAGAACTTGGATTAAATACAAACTATGCAAGTGCATGTTGGGTTAAAGTTACCAAAATTGACGGGAAAGAGGTGGAAAATTGTTGGAGTTTAGCTTTTGGTATTGTCCCAAACAAATTTGACAATATGGAGGCAGAAACCGCACCCACATTCACTTTGCAGGATATTTTGGATTTGTTGCCCAGACAAATGATTGATGAGTATGCAAGCCCTTTAATGATAAAATGCACATTCGATTTACTTGTACAGGTTTGTTATAAAGACATTTATGTCACTGCCGAACATGAAGATATTATCGATGCCGCCTACGAGATGTTATGCTGGTGCATAGAAAACGAAAATCTACACGGATTTCGTATTTGCAATTTATCCAATCAAAAATCAATAAATAAAAATACGCTATGAAAACGAACCAACTGATGAAAAGGCGAATGGGTAACATAGATGTGACCCAACGTACCAAAGACGGATTTTTCTGTGCATCCGAATTGTTGAAACAGTGGAACGAAGGCAACAACCATAAGAAAAATGTTAACCACTATCTCGAAAACAGTAAGACAAAAGAGTTTATAAAAGCTCTTATAAATGACGACGATCAAATTCGGAATTCCGAAAAACCTATAAATCAAATACTTATAATCAATAAATCGAGAACTAACAAAGACGGGAGCAAAGAGGCAGGGGCTGTTTGGATGTCACCCTTACTGTTCATCGATTTTGCAATGTGGATTAACCCGTCGTTTAAGGTTAAGGTGTTGAAATTCGTCTATGACGAGATGATAAAGTATCGCAACGAAGCCGGCGATGCCTACAACAAACTAGGCTCGGCCGTTTCAAAGATCGTTCGGAAAGACTTCATGCCCCAAGCCATGCAGAAAGTAGGCGAAGCGTTGAACTGGATTGTGTTCAACGAGCATGAAAGGAATATCCGCAACCAATACGGCGAAGAAAAGAAACAGCGGGAATTGTACGAGCTGGAAAGAAAAGTCGCCGACCTTATCAACGAGGGCTTTATCAAGAGCTACGACCAAATGATAACCTATCTGAAAAACGTTTACCGGCACAAGTACCTGCCGGCTGTATTCTCATAACCCAGAATTGTTAAAACAAGAATAGCCATGATTATAGCCAAGCAAGTTATATCCTCCATTATCGAGGAAAAGAAAAAGAATAACAAGGAGCCCTCCATAGCGAGCTTTACCGAAATACAGTCGGTGGTTATACGGTCACTCAAATCTGAGATAAACGAGCTCTGCAAAACCGGTGAGATTGACAAGCACAAGACCCTGAACGGGTGGGCATTTTCAATCACTGAAACTACAAATTAAAAAAAATGTTTAATCATTTGATTTACAGATATTTATATTTGTCAAAAAGTAAATAATATATTAAATTTACCATGTAATAAATAAGAACAATTATGAGCACAATCTTACAGTTTCCCAACCGTTTCACGTCAGTGGAAATTGTCATATTATGAGTAAAATTCATGAGTTTATAAAAAGAAAATAGGAACTAAATATACATGGGACGAAATAGAAAAATGGGATTGGACTATTTTCCTTTTGACATAGACACATTTCAAGATATAAGAATACGAAAGTTAATCAAGTATCAAGGCGGTAAAGCTATGACGGTATATGCTCTCCTGCTATGTCTTATCTACAAGGGTGGGTACTACATGATGTGGGACGAAGAGTTGCCCTTCATTATTTCGGAACAGACCGGGTTTGAAGAGGCATATATATCAGAAGTGATTAAGAGCTGTCTGGCACTGGGGTTATTTTCCAAAGAATTATTTGAAATGGAACATGTGTTGTCATCGAAAGGAATACAGGAACGATACAGGGACATTTGCAAACAGATCAATCGGAAATGCGATTTTGTCGAATATTCCCTTATTTCTTCCGAGGAAAAACATATTTCCTCCGAGGAAATGCCTATTTCTTCCGAAGAAATGCCCATAAACTCTGAGAAAATACCACAAAAGAAAATAAAAGAAAAAGAAAAAAAAGAAATACTCTCTAACGAGAGTATAAAGAAAAAAGCGGCGTCCGCCGCCACGCACGAAAGGAAAGAAGCATTTTATCATTCCCTTATCCCTTATGCCGACAAGTACGGGAAAGAAATGCTTCGGGCATTCTTCGACTATTGGTCGGAGATGAACGCCTCCCAAACGAAAATGAGATTCGAGAAACAGCCCACATGGGAGCTCTCCAAGCGGCTCGCCACATGGGCAAACAACGAGAAAAAGTATGAAAAAAATAGAAGAGCTGCTACCGGAAAGACCAAACAGGAGCGAGTTGAAGAGTTTGCAAAAGCCATCGCCACCAAGCTGGCAACGGGAGATACTGGCAACCTACAAGACGGGGGAGAATCTGCTCTGCCTTTTTAGCCCCGACAATCAAGGCCGCTATTGCCAGAGCCTCGAACGATGCTTTATCGGAAAAGCTCCGAGCATAGCCCGTGTATCGAGGACGTTCGGGGGCCACATCGCCGAGTCGTGGCTGGAAATACAGCTTCTCGACCTAGCCGAATTTTCGGGAGTCCGCAAGGACGGAATGACGGAAAAGGAATACGAGGAGATAGCCCGTATCATCATCTCCGGCTATGGTGATTTCAAGCTCACCGAGTTCATGGTATTCTTTCAGCGGTTCAAGCAAGGGCTTTACGGGACGTTCTACGGAGTTTTCGACCCTATGGTGATAACAAGGTCTCTTCGAGAGTTCAGAGCCGACAGAGAGAAACTATTGCGGTTCTATGAGGACAAGAAAAGGCAGGAGGAAAAGGAAAGGGAATGGGAACGAATCAGAACCACCAGCCTCACTTTCGAGGAATGGGAAGAGCTCAAATGGCTGTTTAACATGGGATATGAACAAAAAGACTTAAATACATAAAAACTTGGATTAATACAAAGAAATCGATTATGGCAAGATTGAATATTGAAAGACAAAAACAATTGGAACCTATAAGGATTGAATATGCTGTTGAGCGTATAAAGCTACTCGGTTATGATATATTCTACAAAGACGATACATCTATAAAATTTATGTATAAAGGTCACATTGTTACATTTTTCCCATACAGTGGTTGGGCTACGGGTAAGACTATTCGAGACTGCCGTGGACTTTCCAAATTATTAAAACAAATAAAATAGATACACTATGCCGATAAGCGAAGTACACAATATGGATTGCATGGAATACATGAAGGATATACCCGATAAATTCTTCGATTTAGCTATCGTCGATCCGCCCTATGGATTGGGCAAGAAAAGTACACGAGGATGCGGTAAGTTGAAGAGAATTAGTCTCAACAAGTTCGGTATCGATTGGGATAAAGCACCGGAGCCGGAATATTTTGAAGAATTGTTCAGAGTATCTCGCAATCAGATAATCTGGGGAGGAAATTACTTTGACCTTCCTCCATGCAGATGTTTCGTTTGTTGGGACAAATCACAACCGTGGGAGAACTTTTCTCAATGTGAGTTCGCTTGGACTTCATTTGATAAACCGGCCAAATTATTTTCTCTGAATAGCGGATTCGGAAGCGGTGATAAGGAACGGATACACCCGACGCAAAAACCGATAAAACTCTACGCTTATTTATTGGAAAAATTGGCTAAAAAAGGAGATAAAATACTTGATACCCATTTGGGAAGCGGAAGCAGTCGTATAGCAGCGTATAAACTGGGTTATGACTTTTATGCTACCGAAATATCCCCAGAATATTATTGCCGGCAAGAAGAACGATTCAGACAAGAATGTCTCGGTGAATATAAGACTCCTATTGGTACTATCATACAACAGAACATTTTCAACATATAAGTTATGAAAAAAGAATCACCAACAGAACCCCTAGAAGACATCGTATCGGAGATACTGTCTCATAAGCCAACGATCGGGTTACACGACCTGTTAATCATTTTCGACAGCCATAAGAAAGTATGGCACTGTTATTTCGAAAATGTTTCCGGCGTAGGCATGGATAGAGATTTGAGAAAGGCATTATTAGAGTTAATGGAAATAAGAGTAAAAAGTACACGGATATGGGAGAAATCGAACTTATGAAAGGAGGAGAGCAATGAACGAAAAAACAATTGAAAAGAGTTTCGATGAGTACATGAAAAAGAATTATACAGAAAATTATCTGTCTGATTACAAAAGAGAAGTCATCGACAACCAACGTTGCGATTTCGCAAACGGCGTGGAATACTATCTGAAAAACACATGGCATGATAAGAGCGAAATTCCGGAATACGGCAGGAAGATATTAGTGAATACGAAATCGTATGGCTTATTTGTCGGAGGGAAAAACCTATCGGAAAAAGATTACAAAACCTTTGTCAAAGAGGCAGAGGTAGAAAGTTGGGCATATGTAGAAGACTTGTTACCAAATAAACAGGAGGAATAGCAATGAGAAAAACGATATTAGATGCCTGTTGTGGGGGAAAGATGTTCTACTTCGACAAACATGACGAAAGAGTTCTTTTTCAAGACATTCGAAAGGTATCTACTCATTTATGCGATGGTAGATTATTTGAAGTAAATCCCGACATACAAGCCGACTTTACAAATATGCCCTATGAGGATAAATCTTTTTCGATGGTAGTTTTCGATCCGCCTCACTTATTAAGGAATGCTGGAAAGTCAAAGATGGCAGATATGTACGGAAGTTTGAACGAAAAAGCATCGCCAACAGGCTACCAACAAATTAAATACGGAGCTCTGTATTCAGATTGGCGTGATATGCTGGCAAAGGGATTTAAAGAATGTTTTCGAGTCCTGAAACCCGGAGGATTTTTGATTTTCAAATGGAACGAGACCGACATCAAAGTGTCGGAAGTTCTCAAACTCACACCTGAAAAACCAATATTCGGGCATATATCCGGCAAACGATCTAATACACACTGGATTTGTTTCATGAAAGAAATTATAAAGGAGGAATAAGAGATGTTTATTTTAAAATGGATAAAAGCAAAGAAAAACGGTATACCATTATATATTAAAGACAAATGGTATAATTATAGGGCGATGATGACAGAAAGTGAAGCGAAAACAACAGATCATATACAGATATACGATGACAATGGAAAATATATCGTCCCCAAAAGAGGAGTTACTGTTAATGTTTTTTTCTCAAAAAAGAAAGTTATAGCTACTTATGTAATAATAGGGATTCATGAAGAATCGCGGAATAAGGATTGGTTATATGCTTACGATTGGGTAAATGTAGATTTATTTTTCGTTGGAAATATAAAAAAGATATGAGAAAGGAGGAATAGAGGTTGAGAGACTTAAAAAGAAAAGAATATGACAGTACAAGAATTGATTGACGAACTTGAAAAAGCGGAAGATAAGTCAAAACTTATTAAAGTAGCTTCGCTTTATGAGACTAATGATATAAATCGTACAGTTAATAGCGATTATGTATTTATAATTTGGATTTAATTAATGGCGATTGAAATATGAAGAAAATAATGTTCAATGATAAATACAGACTCACACAAGCCGTACTTGAAGGTATAAAAACTCAGACAAGGCGGATAATGAATCCACAACCGGAGGACTGTTCTACGGTACATCGTTGGTATAAATCAGCATATTGGAAGGACAAACCCATGAGTTTGGTTGTCAACGAAGATGGTAGTGTTTATTGTGAGTTCTGTGGTTATGGAGCAAAGCTGGAAGGTGGTAGCATATTCCGACTCCCGTATAAAGTAGGTGAAATCGTAGCCGTCGCTCAAAGCTACAATTCCTTTTACAATGATGAGTGCAATCCTAATTTATTCCCAAACGGTGCAGGCTGGACAAATAAAATGTATGTGAAGCCAGAGCTAATGCCCCACAGAGTCAGGATAACAGCCGTAAGAGTGGAGAGGTTGCGGGATATATCTGATGTTGATTGTATGGCAGAGGGGATTAATTACTATGAGCAAGAGGGTTTTTCTTGGTGTTCAACGGGAAAATTATTTGATACACCTCGTGAAGCCTATGCTGCACTAATTGATAAAGTAAGCGGTAAAGGCACATGGGAGAGAAACCCCTATGTATTTGTGTATGATTTCGAACTGGTAAAGTGAAATTATGGAAGTAGATAAAATAGAGGCATTTGATTATATGCTACAACTTTTTGAGGAGTGGCGGGATAATCATGAAACGATTAAGGGCAAGCCGGATCGGAGGTATTAATGTTCCGAATCAAGTTCGATGCAAATCGACTTCGATATTTAGTTATCAAATATCAAATTAACTCTTTTAATAGTTTAGTTAACATTGTTGTATTATGAGTAAAAAGAAAATCTACATCTCCCTACCCATTACCGGCAGGGACTTCGATGAAGTGGAAAGCGAGATACTATACGTTTCGGGAGTCCTCGAAATGAAAGGCTACCGTGTCGTCACACCGATAGACTTCGATGTAAACCCCGATTTGGACAAACCCTATCATGAACTTCTGGGAAACGATATAAAGGCACTAATGGAATGCGATGCGATATGCCTTTGTCCCTGTTGGGAAAAATCCAAAGGCTGCCAGTTAGAACATTTCGTGGCCCAACTATGGGATAAGGAGATAATAGAATTTGAACGATTAAAATACAGTAAGATATGGAAAGAAAAGTAGGAGAAATATTTGAGTACAACGGAGAATGGTATCAGTGTATTCATACAAAATCTCTTGGATGTGAGAATTGTGATTTAGCTACCAAGAGTGATATTCATTGTAGTGATGTATTTGAGATAAGAGGAGAATGTTTATCATGTTATAGAAAAGATGGTAAATCTGTAATCTTCAAGAAACTTGAAAAGGTCGGAGAGCCTTTTGTTTATGAGGGTAAAGTACTTCAAAGATTGAGGTCTATTGATGGATACTCATGTGTGCACTGTTTGTTTAAAGAGCAAGCATGTAATTTTGACTCCTGTGATAAAGACTCATTTTTAGTAGAAACCGAATTAAAATTAGAAAATATGGAAGAAAAGAAATTGAATCTAAAACCCTTTGACTTCGAAGCAGCCAAAGCCGGTAAACCTGTATGTACTCGTGATGGTAGAAAGGCAAGGATTATTTGCTTTGATACTATTAACAAAGGTAATTATCCAATTATAGCATTATTGGAAGATAAAGGATGTGAAGCTATATTCTATTACAACAAAGATGGAAAATGTAATGTTGGAACTGAAAGAGACCTCATGATGCTCCCCGAAAAGAAAGAGGGGTGGATTAATATCTATAAAGATTTCGAGGATACAGTTTGTTGTGCTTATTTAACTAAGGAAGATGCCTTGAAAAATAGAAGTATAGAATATGGCTATATTACAACCATTAAAATCGAGTGGGAGGAGTAACTATGAAGAAATTTTTATTGCTTTTATTAGTATCGCTTATACTAACAAGCTGCTATACAAATGGAGATACATTAATTGCTGTAAAAGAAGCACACCCCGATAGTGAGATATACCAGATAAAGATAAATGAGTTCATACTTGTTGATTCCATAGGAATATGGTATGTGAATGCAAATATGGGTATAAAAGAACCATATACAGAAAAACAATTAGTTAAACTTTGGAATAATCATGGACATTGAAACATTGAAAGAGGAGTACAGCCGGAAGATGGAGAAGGCTCTGAGAAGGGGCGACTTCGCTCTGTTTGACAACTTACGAAGGCAATACGACCGGCTACTACAAACCCGTGAGCAAGTCACGGCAAAAACAATCACCGACACCATGAGCAAAGAGGACAAAGATAAATGTAATCGCCTCCTGAGAAAAATCCCAGTGTTGGCGGACATTGCAGAATCCTCCGCCGTCGATTTACTTTCACTACTGAAAAAATATGACGGTACTGTTACCCTTCCTATGCTGGAAGAACTGCGGGCGTTCAACCACATCGCCCGTGACCTGCGATCCATCATAGACCGTGTAGGCGACGAATCTTTTGCCATTTCCTTTGGAGATACATGTGACAGGGTGAACGAGTGTATAGATGATATTTTCACTAATAATTAGAATCACTAACATGGGAAAAGTTTATATTGAAGATGACAAGTTAATTGTCAAAACTGACAATGGGATTATAAAAAGCGATGGTACATTTTATGCCGAACTTGAATCTTCTAAAATTTACACTATTGATGCTTATTCTATCTCATTCCTACTTACTGCCATAAATAAAGTGGGTGCTATTTATGTGAATGATTTGATATATCCAGAAAACCATGTTTATAGGATATTTACAAATGAGGCATTGAAAAGTGAGATTGACAAGTTAAAAGACCAATTGAATAAATACAAGTGTTTGTTACAAGAAAACGAAAATCTTAAAAGAGAAATTAGCAGATTAGAGATAATAGAGCATGATAATAGAGCATCTATTAAAAAGCTGGAATTATTGACCGATAAGATAAAAGAATATAATTCCAATCCAAAAATATTTTGGGAAAGAATTAAAATGTAATGAACAGATATTCATGAAAAAAGAAGAAATTAAATATAAAATAGCCTATTACGAAGCCGAGCGAGATAGGAACTTAAAAATACACTGTCCACGGGTGGCTGCAAAATTTCAGAGAATGATAGACAAACTAAAAAAAGAGATTTCATCAAAAAAACAATAAGGTAAACAAATGGCAACCACGTACGCCGACATATCAATAAACATCATTAGTTTTACAAAAAATATTTTGTATGAAAACCATTCCTTTTTCGGGTATAGTATTAGACACTTCAAATCCACAAGACGGGCAGTTAACCGCTATGGTAAATCTCCGTCACACTTCCACTGGATCTATATCTCCGACTGGTGTGAATAAGAAAATATATACTATTTCCAATCATAGAGAACTCATTTATATTCACAAAGGCAATGGTTATGAAAATTGGATTACTTTCGATGGAAGCACTATCTACTACGAAGCATATCGTTATGGCAATGATAAAGTCGTGAGACCTATGTATTACAACGACGGGGCAAGTTCAGAAGCAAAAATCGGAGTTCCTATTTATCAAATTGATGGTTTAAATGATATAACCTCCGTGGGAAACACCCTTGTTGTATCAACAGACGGTGGTATTTTTTATTTCTTGTGTTATCTGTATGGATCATCTGGCACATACGTTTACAAAAATATTTCTATAAATGAAGATGATATAACCGTAAAAATCAACCAGACAGACACTGGAAATTATGGATATGTAAATATAAGCTTTCCATATGAGGTCGTTGAAGTTGGCGCAAAGTATATACTTTCCAAAGGAGAGACCCCAGATGGTGCTATTTATGAAAAAATAGATGATTTGCGATCAAAAGGTGAGATTCACAATGTGGCTCTTATCCGTTGGGCTATCAGAATGCACGACGGCACATATACGTTACATTCAGCTCCCGTTCTGCTTATGAGACGATCGCCGATATTTATTTCCGGGACGATGAACAACGATTATAAAAACAGGTCGGTTAGGGCTATGGTGGGATATTATAGGATAAAAGTGGATATTACTATCTCTAAATCGTTAAAAGAATCCGATATATATAAGGGGATAGACGTATTTATGGCTGAGATTCCATATTATGATGATACCGATACTTATAAGAATAATTTCCCTGTTTTAGGTAATGGAAATCCTTATTCGTTTGGTGGTGACCCATTTTACACAAATGACGAAAAACTACGAGAGCGAATATTAGAGACTGCCAATTTCTACCGCATTGCACAATACGATTTTGATAGTGATAAATTCAATAATAATACTCTTTCAGATATACCCGATTTATCCGACATATTAAAGAACCTCGTGTATCAGCCCACATTAACAGATGATACCTATTCTCATAATAGGCTCATTGCCGAAAAAATATTTAATTATAATAGTAAGTTGCACATCTCAGGTACGTCCCAAAAATTATATGATGGCTATCCTGTCGAAATGTTCATATCCTATGCCGGTTCAACCGTAGACGTCATAAAATACATTTCAAAAACCTATATAAAAACCGAATCAGGAACTTCTATCGTGGTGCGTGACCAAGACATACCGAACGGGGATAATCTTTTACTCCTTTCCCCATATATCTCATACCCCGATTCACGGGCTTATAATATGGAGATAACCATTATATATCGGGGAAGAGAAGAATCGGGTGCGTTAACAAACTATCGTTTCTCAGCCTCTTTCGATCTCACTCCGCATGACTTCCTCAATTTGGCATATTATCTACCCACGGGAGAGATAAATCCGATAACAATTTCAGGTACAGTAATAACAGAAATACCAGAGGCTCCCCAATCTTCGAATAACATTGAGACAACCCCCAACAAACTTAAAGTTTCTGCCACGGACAATCCATTTATATTTCCCGTCGAGCAAACCTACACCATAGGAAATGGTAAAATTATCGGCATGGCCGCCGCAACACCCGCTCTATCACAAGGGCAATACGGGCAATTTCCTCTATATGTATTCACCGACGAGGGCATATACATGATGCAAGTCGGTACAGGAGAAGTCATTTATTCCAATGTGTTTCCAGTATCAAGGGATATTTGCAGCAATGCTCGTTCCATTATATCTCTTGATAATGCTGTGGCTTTTACCTCCGATAGAAAATTATTTGTTCTTTCCGGCTATTCTGCTAAATCAATTTCCGACTCTCTCGAAGCTGATTATATTCCCAACCCGGCACACGTATATATGGAAGGGATAGAAAATGTATTGACCGAGCCTTTGTTGGCATACAATTATCCTTTTGGTGAGCTTATCATAAAAAATACAGAAGCAAATACTGCCTTTATTTACGATCTTCAACGAAAAATATGGAGACAAAGAAAAATGAAAGCCTACTATTTTATACCGTCGTATCCGGTTTGTTATGCCGTATCCGATGAAGATGAAGTATATGATTTATCCCAAGAGTCCAACCAGTTACAAAATGTTACCATTTGTACAGCTCCCATAACACTAGGAACACCGGGATTCAAAAAAATAGAACGCTCCATTTTGCGTATGTTGGCCGGAGGACATTTTTCTATTTCCATATATGTTTCCAACGATAACAAAACATTTTATAAGATCATATCGATGAACATAAACAGCGATACGCTGTTATCTGATATTCTACTCCCTAGAATACCGTCATCTTGGAGAAACTTCTATCTATTTATAGAAGGCGATATGCTTTCCGATTCAACCATTACAAGATTAGATATACAGGAAAAAAATACATTTAATACCAAGTTAAGATGAAAAGATATGTATTTCACTATACGGCAGAAAAAATATTATCCGAAGTAAAGAATATTACAACTATGCTTGGAGCCTCTCGGCGAAATGAAGATGGAAGTACTCAACTAGTGTCATTAACCCTTACCGAAGACGATGATTTATTATTTCAGCGATTTTTAAAAGATGCACATGCCTATATGCAAAATAAACTGGTTGCCTATATCATAGAACCAGAAGATGACGAAAGGGAAATGAGTCAAATTGATATATGTGATTTAGACCCAGATAATAGACTTTCAGACGACGATTTAAGGTTGTACCGTCTTTGTTATCCATGCCAGATGAATGAAGATATACCAGATACCTCTATCTGTGTAGCCGATAATTATATATTGCAGTTCCTGATAAATTACATAATATATCGCTGGCTCTTGATTAAAATTCCACAAGAAGCAATGGTATATAAAACTCTTTCCGATGATAATGCAGATAATGTAGTATCTTCATTAAGCCGGAGAAAATCAGGGAAAATACGCAGAAGAATACACCCGTGGTAATATTTTAATATAATAAGGGTGTATTATTTACGTTTGATACACCCTTAGATTTAATATAGATTATTTCATAGATTTTATGTATAACCAAATTTTTCCAGCAGGGGCATCTTCGTCCATAAAATAAAAAGCATGTGCAGATTTGATAATAGCTTGGTCATCTAATACTTTGCAAAGGTCTGCATACATCGAATTGAATGCTACGTATTTGTCCCATTTTGTGGTTCCTACCGGGAATGCCATATTTTTGGTGAGTTCTTCTATTTGATCGATAGTCCAATGTGCTCCTTCCCGTTTTCGTTCCTCTTTATCTGTGTATGAAATGCAACTTACATCGTACTTAGCAAAATCCTCTGTATAGTGATTCTTATATAAGATACCATGTTGCTCTCTCATAAATTTCCAATATATATTAGGATGCTCCTTTTCTATAATACAAAGTAAATTATCAATGGACTCTATTCCTTCATTCATAATTTTATCGCTGGATATTCCATTTGTCCTTGCTTTTTGAATCATTTCGTTGTACTTCATTTTATACCTCCTTTTTATAATGTTTTCATTCCGTTATAAATAATTTTTTAAGCTCAACTAAGTCACCCGATGTAATACGAATATACCCCATATTTCCAAATACCAAATTAGTCAGGAGATTATTTGGTATTTCTATTTTCATAGCCCCGGAGCCAAGATTACCTTTAAGAATACCCAGATTAAATTCTCTTTCTTCCATAGAATTGAACATTTCAATGAAATCATCGAATAGCATATTAACATCTATGTTCCCATTTTCGTCGCAAATAAATAAAGATAATCCATCGATAAGTTCGTTAATCTTTTTGTCTTCTTTCAACAAATAATTTTTTGCTCCACGTTTGAGGTATGTGGATACAGTTTTTAATTGGGGATTATTTCGTGTAAAATCATCGATCCTATCATCTATCCATGTATGAGCAGCCTTATTAAACTTTGTTTTTACAGCTTCCAGTTTTTCTTTCAGTTCCATTATTTCTTAGATTTAGACGATGTTTTTCTTTGTTTCATATCCATAAATTCATTCCAGCTCATGTCGCTGTACTGAGTAATATATTCGTTCATCAAGGCGTCCTTTTTATCCGCTTCGTCCTTAACAGTTTTCTTCAATCGTTTGGTGAGGGTAAGGTGTTTGTCCAACGCATCTTTCCCGTCCTTTGTCCCTTCGACTATCGGTCTCATAATCCGCATATACTCCCGGTTGAGAATACTCTGAATTTCCATGCTGCTTTGCTGAAATTCTTCATTCTCTTGCATAAACCTAAACTCCTTTTCGGTCAAGGAGTCCATAATCCTGTCTATTTCGTCCCACACGGGAGAAGAAGTCGTTTGCGCAGATTGCCGATAGTTTCTTTTCATTTCAGCAATTTTTTGTTGCATGGCTTCCTGTTCTCTCTCCAATTCGGGGATAGAAAAGTTCCTGTCGTTTAATAAAGGGTCTGTAAAATTCATAATTATTCGTGTTAGTGGTTAGTAATCGGTAATGAAAGTGGTATCGCCCCCGAAGGGGCTCTACCACTAACGCTTTTTCTTGCGTTTCTTTTCGGCCTTTATGCCGTCGGAGTTTCCGACGCTGCTCTTTGGCAGTTGCAACCGAAAGGGTTTGCACCCTCCAAAACAGTTACGGTAGGAGTAGAAGGAAGACCTACAACGCCATAGATAGCTCGGCAAGTCTTGCGATCCGTGTAATTGATGGAGGCTGTGAAGGCACGATCGATTTCGCACTGAATCAATCTGTCTTGATACGGGCGGGTGGCTTCCAAAACAGCTACCTTCTTGTCCAGTTCATTGAATTTGTTGGCGTATCGCTCGTTCAATACATCGTATAAATCTCGGCTTGTCTTGTAAAGCCCGAAATCTGCATCGATTTGCGACTTATACAACTGGAATTTTTCAGCCACATCGGTTTCACGATGTGCATACATTTGGTCTTGCGTGTTGACTTTTAATCCCCAAATGGTATTGGTGAGAGCAATTGCATCCTCGCATTCTTTTTCCCATGCTTGAAATGCGGTGGGAGCGACAGCACTTGAACCTCCCCAGCCACCAGTCGTCGTGTTGATGTTTACGTTCTCAGGCATGGAACCGCCACCGAAAATCCCGTTACGTCTTCCCCAAAGTGCACCTGCGCCAAGAGCCGTACCAACGATTCCCAATGCTAAACCGGCATTACCTACACCCTTAGAGGCATACTCTTTCTTTCCTTCTTCGTAGACTTTCTTTTCTACGATTTCTCTGTTAATTCCTTCCATATGTTTTTATTTTTTTAGTTATACCGAAAGAACATCTTCCGGTGTGTCAAACATACGGTCATAACAGTTGCTATCTATGAATTTCAGTTGCTATGCGTTTGCTAATTAGTTGATTGTTCTTTAATAGAATGTAACTTTGTGAAATCCTGTGTGATAACGTGTTTTTCAACTTATTCACTCCCTGTCGTGTCATAGACAAGTAAGACGCTATATTTTCTTCCGTAAATCCTAGCGATACCAACGCACAGATGAGCAGGCAACGTGCGTCGACCGCATTTTTATTCGCCCCGTTGATCAATTCGCCGTAACACAGCTCACATTCCTCGCAAACGATTTGCAAGACGTGTTCAAAGATTTCATTGGTTTTCATATCTCTTGCCTTTTTAAATATTTGTTAAATTATAGATTGTTGACACAATAAAAAACATCACGTTCCTGTTTAAAGGCTGTGAAAGCCTCGTAACATTCCCAGTGATGTTGTCTCTTGTTAGTTTTGGAAGAGCAGCAAGAGATTGAGGCTTTCCTCTTTATACTCCGAAGCCCCGGAAGGAGTCGTAAATCAAATTATATCAAGAAACCCAGTCCTTTCAATTTTGTTATCCATTTCATGATGTAAGGGACAAGCAGCAAGACAATGCCACCGAGTGTCCACCAGCACCATTGAGGAGTCTTGTACTTTACTACCTCGACGGGGTAGGGTACTTGTATGCTGTCCGTCTTGGATATATACAGCGTATCGATTCTGTCCTTGAACCTGTATATGTACTTGTATTGGAACTCACGTATCGTGTCTCCCGATTTCTCGACGAAAACACTGTCCCGCATGTATATGGAATCGAGCTGCACCCGGTTCAGATACACCGTGTCGCTCTTTGTCGTCTCCACCGGAACATACACATGTCTGGTACAACTCGTCGCAGCCAAGCCGGCCAAAAACAACAATAGGAATACGATATGTCTCATAGGCTCAGTATTTGTTTCCGATTCTTCGATGTCGACGCATAAGACACGTGCACCCAGCTGTAATTGCTCTCGTTCAAAAGCTGGTCGAAGGGAAGGTTATCCCGAATCAACTCGAACAGTTTCTTGTTCTCCTCCTTGTTCCCTGCCGTTATATCCGCCGCATTACCCCTCATGTGCTGGCTGTTTTTCGCACCACCCACAGCGGCATTGAGTTTGGGACAACGATAGCCCGAATTGACGGTTATCGCCTTCCCGTACATCTCCCGCAAGGGGTCTAAAACATGGGTGACAAGGTTCGACAGCGCAACAGACGCTTCGGTCGTCGGGGTATTGTCTATACCCAGTTTATCTGCCGTCGAACTCTTTGTGAGTTCTTTCATCGTGAAGTATTTCATATCTCGAAGATTAAGTTTTCCATGTTGTTAATTCTGTCCGGCTCAGATACGAGCAAATCCTCTTCTGGAAATTTTTCATAAAATTCATTACACAAGTTATATTCCATTTCCATGTACTCTTCATTGCCTCTTCTTATGCTTTCAGGAGAGACCTCCACGATATGGAAGTTGGTCTGTATGTCGTAGGCATACCTGATACTTATTCCCGGTATTTTCGAGGCAATCGATTGGATCGTCTCGATGACAAAATCCTGTACATTCTTATTCATGTCTTTCTTCTTTTTTTTCGTCAGGCAATCCAAACCTCGATTTGAATCACCAGCCCGCCCAGTATGGTAGCCAGCAGGTCGGCATACGACCAAGCCCCCGGCTTCCTCCACTCGTCGACAGCCTCCTTGATACAGCCCGCTATGGCAGAGAACAGCACACAATATTCCGCCGTCGCACCTATCACGATGGCGAAGAAAGAGGCGATGACACCTCCTGCGATAAAATGCAGCAGCTTGTCGTGGGGAATAGACAATAACAACCCTTTGATTCTTTCCAAAATTTCCTTCATATTATTCGTTATTTAATCGGTGATAAAAATCGAGCTTGATACGGTCATAGACAGAAAATACATTGGTTTTAGCCCTGTCATCGTTCACCGTATGGGCATATATCTCGTTCTCGACAACCTCTGCCACCCAGTCTATCCATTCAGGATTGGTATAACATGAAAGACGTTTACCCCGATAGGTAAAGTAGTCGAAACGGCTGTTCCTGTCCTCGTACTGATTCGTGAGATTTCCGATAATTTTTTCATGCGTCCTATTCCTGTCGGATATATGGTTTTCCTTCCTAACTTGTTCGATAATTTCCAAAACCCGTCTGGCGGAAAGGTTGAAAAATTCACTCGTCATGTTCTTTATCCGAAGCTGCGTTTCCGGTCTAAGACCTTCCGATATGTCGGACAACATATTATTCTGGTCGTTCGTTTTTTCAATAAGCTCTTTCAGGGATTCTCCGTAATCCTCCATACTCTTGGTGATAATCGATTTGAACCACTTGAAGCAGGCCACCATCATCATGGCCGACAACACCAAGAAGAATGCTGCGGTCATCACCAAGAATCCCTGTTCGCTTATCCCTCTGGCTACCTCCGTAGCCTCGTTTATCCCTCCCATATCAATGTTTCTGTTTTTCGATTAATAATCTGGCTTCCTCTTTGCAGGATTCCGCATAGGCGTTATAAGCCTCGAACTCCTCTGCTTTCGTACCTCTTTGCCGAAGTATCGCCAACTCCTCCGACAAGGTATATTTCCGACGTATTAACTCGTTTACCGTTTCTCCGTAGTCCATTGGTACGGGAGGTGTTTCCGTGCCGTCCTCCGTCGTTTCCGGTGCTTCCTCGTACTCATAGACTATCGCCCCGTTCCGGTAATACATCACGGGTATTTTTCCGGGTATCTCTTCGGGAGATGGGATAGATTCTACCTCTATACATCTCTCCTTTTTATATTTTCCATAATAGATGGTTTCGACTTTTACACCGTCTAATTTAATCTGTATCATATCTGCTTACGTCTTCAATTATTAAAACATTACCTTTTGTGGTGCTATAAACAAAGTTTTTATAATTTGTTTGACGCCATATATTGTTTTGCGAAACTATATATGCATCTACCCCTCTAAAAGTTGAATTTAATATTCCATAAGGGTATCTGAAAACATACTTTCCATTATGTGTAAATGCTACTGTTAATCTGTCATCTACATTTATACAATACCCATATTCCTGCACATTGCCTATATCCCCAAAATTATAACTTGTTGTATTATTTTTATTTGATATATTACTCATATGGCTAATCATATTGCCATTTGAAAAAACATATAGTAAGTTTATATTTCCTCCCAAATTTGGAAATGTAAGTTTTTCAAAAGTTAAATCTTCAAGATTTACTTTATACCCATCTTTTGTAAAGGCTATACCATCTGTTATTTTTATGTACTTATAATCATAGGCTTTATTTGTAACTAAATTCCCATCAGCATCATACACATATATATGTGGTTTATCATATCTATGAAAGTAATATACTTTATTATCATAAGCATATACAGCCCCATAATATTTAAGTCCTTCGGGGTTGTCAAGATATTTACCTTCACTTGTTTCTTCATCATACATATAGACAATATTTACAAACCAACAAGTTGCAAAAAATATTTTATTGCCTATTTTACAAAGCACATTTCTCATTACACCAGACTCCACCCTGGTGGATGTATTAGAAATGTTTACAGTGTATATCTTTTTGAAATATAAATCTGTCTTTGTGAAATTATTTGTAGTTATAATATAATACCCAGTATCATCAAATCTATAAACTCCTGTAACACTTGGTCCAAATTCTGACAAATCAATACATCTTTGAATTGATATTGTACCATCTTCTTGACCGCTAAAAGGCACAAACTCCCCATTCTTATACGCATAAGAGTGCAAAGTCTCGCCGTCAATGTATATTTTATTCGGGTTGGTCTCGCCACTTGCTTCAATAGCATCGTAGTTTTCATAGACCTCTGATGCCTTTCCTTCGAGAGCTGTCACACGACCATCTACATTTTGAGCCGCTTGGTTTGCTTTATCAGCTGCCGCATTAGCGAGAGTTGCCGAATTGTTCGCTGCCGTTGCGGCATTCTCCGCATTTCCCGCCGCCGTGTTAGCGTTCGATGTGGCTGTGCGGGTATCAGTAATAAGCCCTTCGAGCGTAGTTTGCATTTGGGAAAAACTCGTCTCTCTTAGAACTTCCGCTTCGGCTCTCTCACTCTCTGCCGAGGCACGGCTGCTTTCAGCAGATTCCCGTTTTGCTTCTTCTGCCGTCAACTTGACACCGAGAGCCTTTATATCCGAGGTCGCTTTATTGGCATTTTCAGCCGCTTGATTGGCGACTGCCGCCGCCTCTGTCGCAGGGCGTTGAAGATCGGCGATTTGCTCCGGCGTAAAATCGTCGTAGGTAAAAGGGTCTCCTTTATCTCCTTTTTCACCGGGCAGGGCAACCATTTCTTCCACCACGGCGGCATCGGGCACTACCACCTGCTCATGAACAATTATGCAATCACTATCAGCCATATCACTTGATGATTATATTGGTTTTGTAAACATCGCCATAGTCCCATTTGCCGTCATCGAAATCGGCATCCTCTATCCAGTAGTGCCTCTCGACCGATAGCAAGCCATAGCGGAAAGTCCCGGAATTGAATATGCCGTACAGCACGCCGTCACGGAACACACAGTTTTTACGTGTCTTTCCGTCGTAGCTCACTTCGCAACAACAACCGGACTCGTCCTTGTAGATGAACTTAAACTTCTTCGTCTCGGCATCGATCGGGCTCCCGTTCTTGTCCTCAAAGCCAATGGTAAACTTAATATCCTCCCACGAGTACTTCACTATGGGATCTTTGTCACTCATCAATCAATCTCCTATAATCTTAAATATGCTACGCTTGTATTTCCTCCTGCAAAGCCTGTTCTTTGGCTTTTTGGTAGCTTAGATGTTGCTCCGGTGTAATCTCCCTTACAGACGAAGCGTCGAAGTCTGCCGGCGTGTACATCGCTTTTACTCCCTCGTAAGTCTTTATATCATCGCCTTCTCGGTAGGTAGTCAGGTAATTACCTTCCGTTGCGGGAGTAATCTTTTGATAGGTCTTTTCTTCTATATTCATGGGTATTTGTTTTTTTATGAGGTTTTGCTTGATTGTGTTCTTTTGTTCATTTTCCCGTTTACATCGAATCGGCGAAATTAACTGTCCAATTTTCATCTGTCAGTTTCGCTATGATACCTTCCGTTTCCAAAAAAGTTTGTACAGCCGTGTTAAATGTCAACGTAGCGGCCGGTAGTCCCAAAGTTTTTAAAGGAGCTACACCGCTTTCTCCGGCAGCATTGGCAAATCCTCCGAATCGATTCAAAGTCTCTTCATCGATATTCGGGGAATCTGCCAGCGATAGAGAGGTGTGTAAGAAGATCACATCACCTATCGACGACAAAGCTGAGCAACCTTTAAACATATTGACCGCATTTGTCACGTTTGAGAAATCCCAGTATTCAAGCGATTGCATAGAGATATTTCCTCTAAATACAGAATCACAAATTTGGGCATTGGGAACTAAAATTTTGGGATATGAAATAATTTTTGAATTGTTAGAAAATAAAGAAGTTAGATTTGTCGCCTTCTTTAATGAAATTACTCCTATGTCTACAACGTTCATAGTCATAAATATCATATTTGCATTAATGAGATTGTCAGCAATAAACTTTTTTATGGTCTTAATCTTGGGGCTATATTGAAACATCTGAGATGCAGACCCTGTCAACAGAGGAGCTTCGATATCAATTTCTGCTGACAAATATTGGCAAGTAGAAAATGCTAGGTTAGAGGAAACAATATTTCCAAAATTTATATTTGGAAAGGTCTGAATCCTGCTCTGCGCAAACATATAGGACAAATCCGTCACATTCGATAAATCGAATACTTCGGGTACTTCTTCGAACGTAGAATATCCGAATTTAATCCCCTCCACTGCCACGTCGATTTTGGTAACGGGTACGAGTGTGCCCGTCAACTTCTCGCCTATGGCATACGCCGTCTTTCCAGCCATAATATCGGCAGCCGTGGCCGTAGCGTCGGCTGTCATCTCCGCAAGCGTGGGGCACTTCTTCGAAGGTTGCCCGGCTTGAACCAATCCCAATCTTCCTACATTCATGGCTTACATCATTTTAACTATGTAAAGGAAATCCTCTTCGTTTGTCCGTTTCAATACCGCCCCCTTGGGGAGGTAGATATACTCTATCGTGCCTACGAACCCGGCAAATTCTATGTATTTCGCCCTATCCGGCAAAAGAATACGAAGAACCATTAGAGTTTCGCCCGGTTCTCCGCTTTCGGCGAAAAGAATACGATACACGCCCGGCTCTTCCGCCGTATAGTCCACTCCCGGCTCCACGGTTCCGCCCGTCTCCGGGCATAAACACCCGATAGGGTTTAGATTCAAATCTAAGGGTAGTTTGATATTTTCCATAATTTATACATATAAAAAGGGAAGTGCATGAAACGGTAATTCCTGCCGGAGCAGAAACTCCTCCTACAATTCCTGCCGGAGCAGAAAAAAATAGATAATGCACCTCCCGTTATTTAACAAACCTGTTTTTCCCATATAAAGTAGCATTATAGAACAATCCCAGTTTTTGAGTATAACCCATTCTTCCGCAGAAGGCCGTCATACAGCCTTTTATCCATTTTTCATAATTAGTCACCGATAAGTCTTTTATAGCTAAACACAATCCCAAAGTGAGACTGACAAAGTTAGCATGTCCTTCATCATGTGACATCTTCATCTTTCCTCCGGAACAAACCATTTCAGCACTCGTTCCGCTCGAATCGAAAAATTTTTGAGGAGGCACGACCTCCCAATCGTGTTCACTTTTTTGATTACGCATGTATATAAATCTACGCATAATGCTTTCCATCGAGTAAGGTATCCTGATCCATTCCCCATGATATTCTCCTACAATTAAATCCGAGAGTGCGACTGGTTTTATTCTAGATTGTGTCCAAAAAGGAAGCCCTTTCATTTCGTATCTATAATAACCGTTCAGAAATTCTCCTTTATTGGGATAACAATGAGACAAGCCATCTCCTGTTTTAAAGAAATCATAAACCGTAACCCATTTTCTGAGGCTGGTAGATTTACGTGCCATATTTTTACTCTTCCATCGGTTCAGGCACAAATAAATATTTTCTTTCTCTCGATTGATAAAATCCCAGCCTTGCGACATTCGAAACTCCACATAGCAATCTTTTATAATATTAGATTCACGGCTACCGTATACTTCGCTCACATCGTCGTTAGGTAAACTCACGAATCTTAGTTCGACCTCCGGCAATAATTCCTCTCCATGAACAGGAAACTCACAGATTGTATCGCCCCATTCGATCCCATTCCAATCCATAGATATAAGACTAGGTTTTTCTACTGATACAGAAATCCCTCCAAAATTAGTGAAGGTATATTCTCCTGCTTGGGGGGCGATATAAAAATAAGTCTTACTTTCACCCGCCAGAACATCAGGAACAAATGTTTCCGGGTTGTCGATCATGTTCACAGCTCCGACAGCCCTGTTGGTATCTAGCCAGCGGTTCCCGTCGAACATCCAAACGCTCAATGTTTCCCCGTTGGTGAAAAACCAGTCCCTTTGCGCCATCGGATTATCCCGCATGGCATCTTCCAGCCTGTTATAAAAACCGATATATTTCCCGGCTCGATTGCATTTGAATATTCTACACATGTCGATTTATATAGATAATTGTTTCATTTCCGTTAGTATCAATTCTTCGGTAGCTTTTGCCATGTCATATTGTTGTAAACTCATCAGTACTTCTTTGGCTGTTATATATACCATGAGCATTTCCAGCCCTTGTGGAATATTTATTTCAGAGTTCGTTATTTCAGGTATGGGAACATATCTTTTTTCCGTACATTTGGGCATTCTTACATAAGAAGGGACAGAATACCATTCTAAAATGAGCCCTTTTTCACTATTAACCACTGCACATACGGGGAAATTTATACCTCCTCGTGTGACAGGATTCTTTTGTAGCAGATAACTTTCACTTTCCTCCGTTATGCTATTATTTACCCTACGTTTCCAAAGTTCCATTTTAAAAGAAAAAAGACGTAGGAAATCGGAGGGGAGTAGCACATATCCACTCCCGTCTCCATATATTTCTACATTTCCCGGTATATCTTTGTGAGGCAAATATCTCAGTGGAGAAGCCAGTAAGGTCTCTTTTGCGCAGGACTCCGCAAGGCTGTTTACTCTGTCATCTATTGGCATGTCGTTGTATGAAATTTCGACGGTCGACGGAGTGACTTCATCGATAACGACCTTGACCAGATAAGATAATCGGGATATTTGCATGGGGTTATTTTAGATTAGGGAATGAAATGTTCAATTCTTCGGCTGCCGAGTTGATTTCTTCCGGCGTTTTAGCGATAATTCCCTCACCTTTCAGATATTCGACAGCTTCTTGAAACGATTTTACAGACTCTATTTTTACCCTTCTGTCTTCCTTCTCTTTTACAGGTTCTTCCTCGACAGCATCTAAAAATATAATGTTGTTGAACTCCTTAGAAGACTCTATCGCTTTCTGCACATTTTTGTCTTTGGTCGAGAAAAATCCGCCTGTGAATTTATTCCCTCTGAACTCAATGCGTACCGATTTACCTTTCACGGTTATCGGCATGCTCAGGTAAGTCTGGGTTTTATATACTTTCAACATAACTTCTATGATTTATGGGGAGTATCTTTCATCGATACTCCCCTTGTTTGTTTTTTATTCAGCTTTCGGAGTGATACGAACGTGAGCTCCCGGATTCTTCAATACAATGCCAGAAATTTCTTGGATAAATTCACCTTCCGTCTCACGTATACCCGCAGTTTTGAAATCCCTGCGTTCTTTCGACAACGACTTGAATTCAAATTTGGTCAAATAGTTATCGTCCACCACAAGGGCACATTTGCTCATGCCTGCCAGATCGAATGATTCTGTATAGACCACATACAAATCTCCAAATTTCGAGTGAATGGAATCGAACGTGAGCCCAAGTTCGGCTTTGTATTGATCCCCCTGCATGACTTTCTGAATATCAAGGTTCGTCACTTGTTCGATAAAATCACTTCCTGCGAAAACCAGTTTTTTCTTACTGCTTGCATTTCCCGTTAAAGCCGTTTTACAGAGAGCTATCAAATCTTTCGCGGTCATTCCTGCTGATGCGTCATAAGTCCAGTCTTTACCGGCTTGCCACCAGATGCCCTCAGTAAACCACACGTCCTCTTTCTTGGTCGTATCACGTAATTTGTTCTTTTTGCCGAACAAGAAATTCATTTCCATACCTCGCTTCATTTCCCAAATGGCATCGCGTTCCATGTCTGTGAACGTGAAATCGACTTCTTTTTCCGTCCATTCCTGATATACATCAGTAACTTCGACTTGCGTACAGAACTTTTGGGCATAATTCTGTTCTTTGGTAGGCAAGGTCTCGAATTGTGCAGTTTGTGCATCTTTCTCCGCTCCGGCTCGTCCCATTCGCAGGAGTTCAGTTCCGGCTTCGATGGTGGGTACTATACCCGGTGTGCTGCCGCTCTTTTTACCATTCACCGCCAAGACATTCAGTTTACCGTCGGCATCTTTACTCATTACATAGAGAACCAACTCATCTTTTTCAGTAGTTCCTCCCTCGTCATAACCTTTTACACCGATAACCTTTATCGTGTCCGAAACTTCGAAATAATCGTTGTTCGCCGTGTCGAGCTTCGCACCGGCCGACGCCGTTTCTGTATATTTCGCTTTCAAGGTTGTCAAAGCCGGTTTGGTGTCTAACGAATAAAACTCATATTCACGGGAACCTACCGAAATCACCCGACCGCTGCGGCTCACCGTGTCTACCGGTGTAGACGAAGGCATAATCCGGCAAACCTCCTTGTCTATATGCGCTTTCAACAAATCCGGCGACACCTCTTTGGCCAAGTCTGCCGATACCGGCTCGTCTGTAACATTCACACCACCTCCTGCCAGAGGAACCGTTGCGGCCAGTCCGATGACCGTTTCACCTGATGTGAACAACCCGAAGGAGCACAACAATAAAAACAACAACACAATACCGCCGGCGACAGCGATATATTTCCAATTCACTTCTTTACCTAAAATTTTCATCTTTTTTACCTATTTTGTTAAACAATTTCTCCTCTTTCAAAAATCCCCCTTCGTTTACTCCTCGGGACAGTCACATTCGCCGTTATCCTATCTGACGATTCCCTGTTCAGATTGGGTGTCCCGTCGTTCTTTACGCTCCTTTTTTGGAGTTCGATATTGGCATTTCTCCCCTTTACTTCCGCCACAGTGGCCGCTTCGGTCACGTCTTCATCATGTTTGTATGCCCTCCAAAGAGCATCGAGGGTAGGGCGGTCGAAATTGAAAGTGAAAATGCTGTCGGCCAGAGACGATACAAAATCCTCAAAGGCCGTCCGTTCTGCGTCGTCGGCCGATTTTTCTTCGAAAAACGAGCCGATAGTCTCTGCATTACGGGCTGCGTTTTCCTCTTGTTTTGCTCTGATTTCGTTAAATGATTTCTCAGAATCCCGACGAGCCGAAAGTCCTTCATTAAATTTTTTCATGGATTCTTCGTCACCCGAGACAGCTCCGAGAATATCTCCATAACTTTTTGCAAGGGCAGGTAATACTTCACTCCCTGCAATTAATTCACTTAGAAATAATCCCGCTTCCGGTTCACGAGCCAATGCTTCTGTGAGAGATTTATTACCCTCGTCAAGTTTTCTGATTCTATCCTCTCTGGTATTATAAAAATCCTCTAATCCCGAGTAGAAAGCATCATCGTCATTTTCATAGTCTACATCTTTATCCGGGTAAGTCGTACGTAGTCGTTCTACCCATACCGATCGGCCGCTTTTAGGAGATTCGGCTTTTACGGTTTCATCTACTGTTCCAGATGGAGTTTCAACTTGTGCTGTAATTTCTTCTTTATCTTTTTCCATACGATTTTTTGTGATGGGTTCAAAAAAAACTCAACACAAAAATCTCATTTTCATAGTTTTAGGACGGTACGTCATTGCAAAATCGGTCAGTGCGATTTTTAGGGCAGTACGTCATTGCAAAATCGATTTTTTAGCTTATATTTGCATCAAACCGATACCCAACATACGCAAATCAAATTGCGTATGCCTACATTAGATTATCAAGAAAGCAGAGACCGAGAGTTCTGTGACACGTTCTACTACACCCTCAATTTGTGTGGTGGGATAATGTGTGATTACATTTATCAAGCGGCGATTCAATCCCCTTCCAAGCGGTTTTATATCGGTAATGAAAAAGCCATAACCAATCTTCTGAACATAAAAAAAGGGAAACGAATAACATCTTGTCCCATAAAGCAAAAGATGTACATCGACCTATACAAAAAAGCCTGTGAAATTCAAGCCGGTGATGATCGCATATCGTTTTCAGAAGCAGTCAGAAGGGCGATTCGTTCTCCGGCTCCACAATTTTATATTTCTGTTCGTACGGCGAGGCATATCATAGCCATGAGAAGAAAAGATGCTTTTTTCAATCAAAAAAGGAAGGAGGCATCGAATGAATTACTCTGAAATAATAGCAGAGAACAAAAAAAGGAGAATGTCTTTTACGGAACCGTATGATCCGGTAACGGGAGAGGGGTCAGATGTAATACCCCGAAAAGAAATAAAAATCGAAGAGTTCGGGACTCTACATATACCCGCCGATATGTATGAGGAAAATGGCTGGGTACAGATACTTTCCCAAGAAAAATCCTATAAAAATCTTCTTGAAAACGGGCTTCATCAACAAGCCACACCCCAGCTTATTCGAGAAATAGACCGTCAATTTTTTTTGCTGCGGATTAAATACGATTTTGAGTTTTGGGCGATAGCCACAGTTAAGATAAAAGATAAGATAACATCGGTCGATATACCCTTTCTTTTGAACAGACCGCAAAGAAAACTTCTTAAACTATTCGAACAGCAACGTCGTGAGGGGAAACCAATCCGGGTGATTCTACTCAAAGCCCGACAATGGGGAGGTTCAACGCTCACACAAATCTATATGGCGTGGATTCAGCTTGTACACAAACATCAGTGGAATAGCGTCATAGCAGCGCATGTAAAAGACTCATCTTCCAATATTCGAGCAATGTATAGCAAACTGCTCGACAATTATCCTTCTTGGATATTGAATAGTCCGCTTAAATTGAGACCGTTTGCTAGAACTCAGAATATATCTTATATCCAACAAGTAAATGCCCGTGTAACAATAGGTTCGGCAGAAAAACCCGATTCTGTTCGAGGAGCAGATATAGCTATGGTTCATTTCTCCGAGGTTGCTTTGTATCCCGATACCAAAGAAAAACGAACAGGAGATTTGATAGCTTCCATTAGCTCATCTATACCCCTAGTTCCTTATTCCGTCATTGTCATGGAATCTACGGCACAAGGAGTTGGGGATTATTTTCATACCGAATATGAGAATGCAAAAAAAGGAGAGTCGGATAAGACCCCTATATTTATTCCTTGGTATGATATAGAAATGTATCAGACACCTGTCGGCGATTACAAGCGGCTTATATCCTCTTTTACCGATTACGAATGGTATTTGTGGGAAAGTGGAGCCACTCTTGAAGCCATAGAATGGTATAGAAACAAAAGAAAAACATTTCAAGATGCTCAACACATGATGAGCGAATTTCCTTCCGACGATGTAGAAGCATTTGCAAACACAGGAGAGCGAGTTTTCGATCGTTACGCTATCCACCGTATGAGAGAAAATACCAAGCCTCCTTGTTGGAGGGGTGAATTACAGTCCGATACACATTCTATAACCGGGAAAGATTCATTAAGAGAACTGTCTTTCAAAGAAGATACAACCGGCTCGCTTAAAGTATGGGAAAAACCCGATACCGAGCTCGATATATCCAATCGTTATATTGTTTCCGTAGATATTGGAGGACGATCCCATTCTGCCGACTGGTCTGTGATAAGTGTGATAGACCGCTATTGGACTATGTATGGAGGAAAACCCGAGATTGTCGCTTCTTGGAGAGGACATATCGATCACGATATATTGGCGTGGAAGGCTACCCAGATAGCCTTGTGGTATAATACCGCTTTACTGGTTTTTGAAAGCAATACATTAGAAACGGAGGCTTCCGACCAAGGAGACGCAGAATATATACTTGACCTTGTCGCAGCCTCCTATGAAAACCTGTATGCCCGGCAATCTCCTCCTTCGCAGATTAAAGAAGGAGCACCTGCCCGTTGGGGATTTCATACCAACAGAACCACCAAATCGATGGTTATCAATAATCAGATACAAATAATCCGTGATAATGGCTATATCGAGCGGGAAGAAGAAGTTCTTGATGAGCATGATACTTATGAAAAAAAGAAAAATGGAGCTTATGGTGCGATAGAAGGAAAACATGACGACTTGCTCATGTCCCGGGCGATAGGACTATACATCTCGGGTAGTATGGACCCTCCAAAGGTTGTAAATAAAGCAGTTATACGTCACAAAAAGCCCATTTCGGAGGCTTCGTTTTAAGTGTTATATCCAAACAAATGGCAAAGACGTATGCCCTTGATTTCAGAGAAAAGCGATTTTTGCAATAAAAAAATAAAGTTCTATGGCAATTCTGGAAACATTAGGTCTCATCGGATCTCTCGGCGGGATACTCGCAGGAGGATTAGGCTCCGCTTTCGCAAACAGGAAAGCGCAAAAACAGTTGGACAAGCAATTACAGGAAAACGAAAACATGTTCAAGAAAGATTATTATCAAGACATCTTGAACCGCTCCGACGTACAGAATCTATTGAGCACATACCGCAAAAATTTATCCGATGCTGTTCGTGCACAACGAAATTCGGCGGTAGTAACGGGAGCCACACCCGAAGCTGAGGCCGCCGTAAAAAAAGTAAATGCCCGTGCGCTTTCCGATACCGTCGGCAATATCGCCGCTATGGGACAACAAGTCAAGGACAATGCAAAGACAAACTATTTGAATCAGAAAAACTACCTCTTGGGACAGAAAGCCGGACAATATGCCCAAAACGCAGCCAGTTGGACTCAAATAGCCTCCAATTCGGGAAATCTTCTCGGGTCGTTGTTTACTACACCCTATTATAAGAAAACGGGAAATGCAACCACTCCCGCTATTTAATGGATAAGATATGGCAATATTAGACGATTTATTAAACAGATGGAAGGAAAAAACGCCAGAGGAGAAGATTGATCTGACACAACCTGCTCCACCCGTCGTTTCTCCTGTTAGTAAAATTATAAATTCCGATTGGCAAAATACTGCCTCCGGTGGAAAGAGAACAGACGGTACGCCGTTGGTTGACGGTAAAAATCTGCAACAATCATGGGAAAATACAGTAGCCGCCAATCGTTCTAAACTCCCCGTTCCCTATATAGACGCTACTACTGGGTACGGTGTAAGTGCCGATGGTACTTCTGAGAAACCAGTGTTCCATGTTACCCCGGAACAGGCAGCCCAGATGAGAGAAGCCGCAGAAGCCGGCGAATCTTTTGTTTCTATTTATAACCGCATACTCAAACGACCCGAAGAAATTGATCCTCGAATCGTGGAGAATCGGAGGAAATTGGCCGTACTTGGTGATGTAGGAGCCACATTAGCCGAGATAATAGGAGTAGCCGCAGGTGGAAATGCCGCCGCCCGAAAACCGTCCACGGCTGTCAATAATGCTTTCCTCAAAAATCTGCTCGACCGCAGAGACCAAATGCAGATGTTGTACGATCAAGGCCTGTTAAAAGCGGCATTCCAAGACAAGGTCGGTCGTGATGCCGCACAAGCCGCAGAAGCACAAAGAGAGTATGAGGGAGCTTTGGCCGAGTGGGAACGGGCAAATGAATTAAATGACCTATTAATGAAATTTGGATTTGAAGCCGGAGAGAGCGAAAAGGAGCGATCAAATAAAAAATCAATAAATGATGCGAATAATGCTGCGAAGATACAGATAGCAGCCGACAATAACAAAACGAAATACGGTATAGCATCTATGAAGAATAAAGACAGCGATCTATATAAAAAAGGTTCTGATATTCCTTTGTCTGGTGGAAAACGAATTAAAATCTCCGAGAGTGAATTACCGTTTTCTGCTGGAAGCCTTTTTCAAGCAGCTCGACAAGCTGTTATTGACGCAGGATTAGGTGATGAGAAAATGAAGAATGAATATGGTGAAGATACCACGGTTACGGAACAGTTGTTAAGAATTGACGATATGTTAAGGAACAATCCGAATAGTGCAAAAACTGCGATTCAAGAAATAGGTTCTCTTATGAGGAAATATCCTCAGATTGAACAAAAAGTTTTGGAAGCCGCAGAAAATATAGGATTATATATAGAAGGTATAGAGCAGCTCAATGCACAAGATGATGACTTTTCGCAAAACATAATTGATTAACAGAATATTATGCCAATATACAGAGCAAACGGGAATAGGTACAATATTCCTGATGATAAAATACAAGATTTTGAGAGACGCTATCCTGAGTCAAAAGTAGAAATGTACGATGGTGAGGGTAAAAAGTATGCAATTCCTTTATCAAAGCGGAATAAGTTCCAACAGCGATATGAAAAATGGTCGTATGTGACGGAAGAAACAAAAAAGAAATCACCTAATACATTTGTTTCCAATCAAAATCCCTCGGGCACAATTGTATCCGAAGATGAATTGGAAAACAGCATTGCCGATTACGAAGAGTCTTGGGGGCATGGAAAATACGGGGCGGGAAATACGCCCTTGTTCCAAAAAGTACGACAGGCCGCTACTTCCGCCGAGCAAATAGCAGATGGAATAATCGATAAAAATTGGATAAGCCAATCACCCTCCTCTGCGAGAGATAGCGAGATAGGGGAGGTGTCCGTAGGACGAAGGGGTTCGACCTCCACACATACCCCTGTTTCCGATGCCTATAAATCTCAATTCGACAAACCCCTTGAAGACCGTTTTGCCGACGCTCGAACACGTTTGGAGAAAGACGTAGTTTTTCAATTTGAGAACATGTTGAATAAAATAGAAGAAGATATTAACGAAAATTCTGAATGGAGGAATGAATCTGAACAAATTGAAAACGAGGGAGATATATTTAAAAATTATAAAGGGTACAAAAATATCACGGAAGATACCATAGAAGATTTAGAAAGAGAAGGGTATGTTCCCAAAGAAATAGGGGAGCTGTCCCAAAAGAGGTCAGTTCAGAATCTTACACGCAAATACATATCCGAGGCTCGTGATGTCATAGAGATGTACAAGCGCAAGGACGGTAACGGACTCGCCAATTTTGCCGATGCGTTTGCCCGTTCATTTGACTCCGGTATTTTAACGCTTGGAGCCACAGATGCAATCGATATGGGTCGTGTGCTTGCTATCGCCAATAAAATAGGCGACAATGGCGAAGGCTTCGAAAAACTCACTCGGGAAGAACAGCAACTCATGGCGGCTTTCTCCCTGTTAGACCAGATACAAGGCAGCCTGCAACTCGACGCGTGGCAAAATATCGGACAGGGAGCTATGCAATCTCTTCCATTCTTGGCACAATTCGCTTTGACGGGAGGTGTAGGAGCAGCCGCATCTGCTGCGACCAAAGCGGCTGCGAAGACAGCCGTTAAGAAAATAATCGGTAAGTCGGCCTCCAAAGCGGTATCTCGCATAGCTGCTAATGCAGGTAAAAATGCAGCCGGAAGAGTAGCCGTCAAAGCAGCAAGTAAATTAGGGAACGCCGCCATTGACGGCCTTGTGGGAGGTACGGTAATGGCACTTACATCGGGCGCAGGTCACACGGTAGAGGACGTTATGAATCGCATGGTAGGCAATCACGATATACGGTTAGATTCAATCAATGACCCCGGCGGAGAGTTAAAGACAATCTATACCCATCATGGAGTAGAAGACCGGGAAAGCCTCGGATTAGCATTCTTGAAAGGATTCGCCGCTAACCTTATAGAGAACGGAACTGAGTACATGGGAAATTACATGGGGCTCAATCTGGGTAAACTGCTCTCCCGTTTCAAGGGGGGGCGACAGCTCCTCACAAAACCATTGATAGGAAAAACCACCCGTTTCGCCCGGCAAGTCGGTAAGCTCACCGGATTTAACGGATTCATACCGGAGGTAGCCGAGGAAGAACTGGGCATGCTCCTTAATGCCGCTACCGTCGGCGATGTCGAATGGAAGGACATCAAAGACCCGGAACAGCAATTCCAAACGGTAATGGCTGTCGGTATCATGTCGCTTGGATTTCAAGTCGCCAATTCCATTGGAGTTGGTTTGACATACAATAAATACCGCAAAGCCAAAAAACGCTATGAAAGTAAAGACCTCGGCGAAGGACTCTCCGTCGATGATATAATACACGGGCTCGACAATGTACCCTTAGACCGTCGAGCAGATTATGTCATGACGATGGTCAATACACACGATTTAGGGAAAGGAGATGCAAAAGATTTACAAGATTTTGTAATGGCTCGCACCGGATATGAATTTATACTCGGCAAGATCGAATCCGATGCCGAAGAAGCCGGGGACAAAGCTGCCGAGGCAGAAATGAGACTCATCAATAAAGAGATGGGAGGAAAAGTAACCGTAACCTTGTCAGACGGGCGTGAAGCCATACTTACGGTAGGAAACGTATCACTGGAACCCAATGCAGCCGGAGAATATACCACTACAACGCAATCTGGCTCTCTTATAGCCGTTCCGGTAGGAATAGGTAATACTCCCATTATGGTATCGCCCAAAGACATAAGAAGCGTATCCATTATGTCGACAGAAGATGCCGTAGGACAAGCACGTGCAATGGCCGAGGACATCACAAAAACAAATATGGCAAGCCAGATAGAGAACGAAACTGATGAAGTAGAATCCGATGAACAAAGCCGAACACCCTCCTCCACTATGAGCGGTGGCGAGATAGGGGAGTTGTCACCCCGTGACGAAGGGGTTGAGAAACAACCTTTATACCGTAAGTCCGAATTAGAGATAGGAGATGTAGTAACCTTCAAAGATTATTCCGACCCGGATAACCCCGGTGTGGAAAGAACATTGAAAATCATCGGTATCGATGATTCGGGAGTAGATGTGGAAGATGTAGTAGATGGTGTCCCTTTACCTCTTTCTATCAAACCCGAGCAAATTACCCATGTAAAGGGAAAAGAAAAAAAACTACCAGTTACAATTGAGGAAAACAGGCAAACAGTTCCGCAATCAGAGATTACCGATACTTCTGAATATACCCGTTTTGTGGAAGATGGCACAGTAGAAGATAGTACAGTATTACGCATAGCAAATAAGATAGCCAATGGAGAACAACTTACCAGAGAGGAAGAAGCTATGCGACAAGAGGTCTCGCAAAGAGTGGAAGATAAACTCCGGGAAATACAGCAGAATGTAGAAGGGAAAGAAGAAACAGACCGCTGGGCAAAATATCGCAAGTCCAACGGAGAGGTCGACGAAAAGAAAATGCCTTTGCGAGAGCAGTTCGAATATGGAGAAGAAATCGCAGGAGTAAAAGCCATGATAGAAGTGGCGAAGGCTGGGACAAAGAAAACACAATCCGAAATAGCCCGTCTTGAAAAAGAGATAGAGAGAGAAATTTCTCCTGTAAAGAGAGTAAATAAGGAAAAACAGCTCAAATCTTTGAATGAACGTTTGGGTACATACCAACAATATCTTGAAGATAAAGAACCCTTACCCGATGATTTGGCTCCAAGAAACGACATTGCATTTCGACGCAATGAATCAGGCGAAACCCCATCTGGGCAAACTCAAATAAATGAAAGAGAAAGTAATTCGAATAAAGAAAATTCATTATCTTCGCAAGAGGAAAAACAAATCGACAGCCAAGATGAAATACTTCAATCAATTCCACAAAGAGAGCGAGGAACGGAAGCTCAAAAAGATAGAAGAATGGAAGAAGCGGAAAGAGCCATTCGACACCGTCAAAGCAGCGGAACGAATGAGACACAATTTGGCAGAAGCCAATCGGCTTTATCCCGACAAGAAATAGAAGCCAGAGCAGCTGAGGAATACGACCCTGTTGGTGAAGGTCCATTTGGAGAAATATATATACAGTTCAAGGGAAAACCGAGAGAGGCCATTGATTTCCTAATGAAAAAGAAAAGTGGTGAGGCAATAGGCGCTTTATACCACAAAGACGTAGGGGACATTGATTTAGTATGGGGGAAAGAGGGAACAGGACATAGTGATGGTTTCGGTCTGGCAAAACTGGTAAAATATCACCCCGAAGTATTAGACAACCTGCAAGATATATTAAATGATATGCAGGTTACCACAAGGAACTCCAACCGTATAAATTTAGAAAGCACCACTCATAAAGCTACCATTCGTTTGGAATGGGACGGTAATAAAAAGAATTGGTTATTGACGGCATTTGAAAAAGAAAATCCGGCAAGTACCAAGACGACAGACACTGATACAACTTCGTTGAGAGGTGGCACAGCTCTCTCCCAAACCGGCTTTTCCGCAGGTAAAGATAATACAGGTGCTTCAAATAAGCAAGAAAAACCCCGCTTATCCACGCAAAAAACGCTACAAGAGAGAAGGCAAGAGATACAGGAATATATCGAGCGGGAAGCCGGGAAACTCAATATACCGGTGCGGATTGTGGGAGATGTCTCTCAAATATCTCCTTCCGAGAAAAATTACACGAGGAAATTGACGAGTCAAGGCTGGTACGACCAAACCACAGGAGAAATCGTTATCGTTGCTCCCAACCACGGTTCCATTCGTGACGCACAACGCACGCTGTTGCACGAGGCCGTAGCCCATTACGGACTGCCCGCCATGCTCGGTCGTGAAAACTTCGACAAGCTGTGCGACCAAGTATGGGATTCCATGACCGATAGGGAAAGAGCAGTGTTTGGCGCATATATAGATGAGAAAATAGACGATAAGTCCTACAATTCGCTCACCGAGGAGGAAAAGGAACGATATGCGGCCAACGACTTCTCCGGCAAGAGAGCCGCGGCCGATGAGTATCTGGCACATTTCGCCGAGGAAGGAATCACCAACCCCTCGCTGTGGAGCAAGATAAAACGGTTCATCAAGGAAGCCTTCCGCAAGATAGGCATCGACCTCAGCCTCACCGACTCCGACATCGCCTATTTGTTGTGGAAATCAAAGAACCGTATCACCGATAAGGACTCCACGACCGATATTATCCGTAAATCAGCCGCAGACACCCGTATAAAGGAAAGTCTCGATGAACGTTTCAGAACAGTCTACCACGGTAGCGGAGCCTCGTTCGACCGCTTCGACCATAGTTTTATGGGCACGGGAGAAGGCGCACAAGCATATGGCTGGGGAACTTATGTAACCGAAGTGGAGGGCATAGGTAAATCATATGCGGAGAAAGCAGCTGATCCGGCAAAAAAAGATTATTTATATGAAGAGTTAACAAAATTAAAAAATATAATAAGGCACGAACCTAATTTGTATATAGACAACAGGTCTACCATATCTGATTTAAAAAAGCAAATTAAAGAATTAGAGGAAATACAACGTAATGACCCTGATTTTGATTTTGAAATACCAAGATTAAAAGAGTATGAGAAAGAATGGGAACATATTGAAGATTTAATTTCAAAAGTATCTACGAGAGTACTCTATACCGTCGAAATTCCCGACGACACTGGCGAGAACTATCTGGACTGGGATAAACCTATAACCAAAAAGCAGATAAAACGCATACAGGATTATTTAAGCGAGAACTACCGAAAGAATAAGTTAGACAACTTCAATGCAAGTATCGCTCCGTCAACGGCAGTAAATGCCGAAGAAATAGACAAGTGGTCAATGCGAGGAGAAAATATCTATAAGACTTTGGAAAACTTGCTTGGAGGAGACCGTGAAGCATCAGAGGCATTGTTGCAATGCGGCTTCACCGGTATCAAATATCCTGCACAAGCCACCACGGGCGGACGTTCGGACGGAGCACGAAACTACGTCATCTTCAATGAGAACGATTTGCAGATAACCGACCACACCCGCTACCGCACGAGCCAATACACCCCCGAGGAGCAAGCCATCATCGAAAGAGCACTGAAAAACGGCACTTATATGAAAGCCCCAAACGGAGCGGACACCAACCTTACACCCAAGCAATGGGCACAAGTGCGCACCAATGCTTTCAAAGACTGGTTCGGTGATTGGGAGAATAGCCCGGAAAAAGCATCGAAAGTTGTCGACGAGAACGGGGAGCCGAAGGTAGTTTTTCATGGCACACCGCTTCGTAGAGACCAGATTACCCCCAATAGAGGGTGGCAGAAAGACGGTATAACATATATAAGCCAAGAAGCACCGTTTTATACTTTCAGAGGTGGAGAATATAGCGGAATGATATTTACAAGTGTCGATGCCGAGAAAGCGCGGAGTATCGCAGAAAAACGGGCTATGTCTATTCCGGACGATATGGACGGCACGGAACAGTGGACAGAGGAGGGTTACGTTTATGATTTATTTGTTGATGTAAAAAATCCGTTCGTTCCACAGCGTGACGCAGATATTATTCTATCGTCATTGGGAGATGAAATACCAACACTGAGTTTTTATGGTGGACAAGGAGATACGGTATCAGTAGAAACGGCGAAAGAAATCTTAAATAGCGGGAACAGCTGGTTGGTAACGGAAACACCTCAATTTGTAGCCGAGATAAAAAAATTGGGCTATGACGGATTGATCGGTACGGACGAGGGTGTGGGTTACATCGCATGCTTTAATCCGAATCAGCTGAAAGATACATATGACAACACTGGGGCATTCTCCACTGGCAGCGACGACATACGCTTCCGTACCATCGTTGTCAATCCCCGATACGGCTCTAAAATCGAGACAGTCCGTACAAACCACACCTCGGTATATAAAGCGGTCGATAAATACCTTCGTGAAAATTTCGATGAAAAAGACTACACAACACATACGGCAAAAACAGGAAGTCGTTACCTAGAATTGAACATAGGAAACGACACGCTCAAAGTACGGTTCGCCAACCACACTCCACGAATGGAGGCTTCCGACAATATGTATACCATCGGAAACGGAAAAGAAATCACCTTCTTCCCCGGTGGTGATATAGGGGTAGAAATAGATATAAGTTTGAGCGGCGATCGATCCAAAGAGATAATCGACCTAATCAAAGGTATGAAGGAATATTCATCGAGTGAAGTGAAAAAAGAGGTTTCCAGTCTTATAGATGGGGCAAAGACCGATCCTTTCCCCGATGTCGCCTCTCCACAACTAATAGAGGAATTAAGCCATTGTATAGGTACGGAAATGGCCGGCACTCTCGATACTCAAATAGCCGAATACTATAAATATCGTGTAAATGAAAACGTTTATAAACAAGAATCAAAGTCTCGTGATTCTAAATTAAAACAAAACAAATATGTTTTAGAACAATATAAGACCATCTTCCGTGATTTTGTACAGGAAAGCCCCAAGCTGATAAAAGCCGTCGGTGGAGGATATTGGTACAACGGAGCCACCGGCTCGATACGGATAGTACCACCTTTCCCGATAGATTATGGAATGCTTTCCGATAAGCTCATGTCCTCCCATTTCATACCCATTCTCGGTATAAATAAAAAAGAAGGCAAGCGGCAAATCGTTCAAGAATATGTCGATGAATGGTCTGGGCGTTTGACAGATTCCGGTATATTCCTGTCAGAAGAATACGTATCCGAAGGAGCCAAAATCACCGAAGCTCAACAGGAAATAGACAATATTCGGGAACAATACAATTTCTGGGTAAAAGCGAAATTAAATACAGGGACTAGTGCCGATATACGCTACCGTACAGCCGAGGAGATGGAAGAAGTGAACCAACGGTTCAACGAGGAATTGGAGCAACAGATAGAGGGACGATTGGAAAAAGGTCATGTGTATCAATTGGGGAGACCGAGCGAATTTTTAAGAGATGCTGGAATACCAGATTTGCCGATAGAGATGCCTGCGTCTCAATTGGAATACAAGTCTACTTCGGGGAAACATGATTATGATTTGTCGGAAGTGATAAATCTACCTAATGCGATAGCCCATCCAATAGCCACTTTCGCTTATGGAGACAGTGTCAAATCGCAAAACATATTGACCGTGTTGGAACATAATGGGGAAAATTTCCTTGTAGGAATGTTTATCCGTCCGAAAATAAAGGGGAATGTATTGGAAGTAAATAGTATAAGAAATGTATTTCCTAAAAATGGAGCAAGTATTGTAAAATGGATAAATCAAGGGAAGTTGACAAATGTAGATAAAGAAAAACTCCTGCATTTCCTTGACCAACAGCGAACTAATCTCGCTGACGTGGCTTTCGTCTTGCCTGATGAACAGGTGAAACAAGGAAGTGCAGAAGTTTCTACTGCCACAAATATAGTAGAAAACTTCGAGAATCCCAAACTTACCGGGGAAAATTCTAATGGAACGATGAATACTCGATTCCGTAGGGAAGCACCCGATGTTTCGAGCTATATCAAAATATCTATGGACAGGAAAGGAATCGTCGATTTGTCTCAATTGTCTCCTGATCAATCACAAAGGATAAGAAAAAGTGCACCAGCAGCCTATGGCGCAAAAATATCGGGCGACATAGCCAGCTTCCCCGATTACCAAGAAGCAGAAAACTGTCTGACTTATATATTCGACAATAACGACATAATTTCCGATGATATAAGAAACTCGATAGACAATGGAACTCTGCCGCAAGATATAGCCATGATATTCGATGCAGCTCTCCGCCGGGGAATGGAAAGACGTGTTTGGATTGATCGATACCAACCGTTGGAAGCTCTTCAAAAACTCATATCCTCTACGCTTGGAAAAGAAATATCCGAAAAAGAGAATGCATGGGAATACACCGGTTTTATGGATTCTAGGATAAAAGCCGAGGCAGACGAATACAATGCTGATTATTACCTTCCGCTTCTCGAATTGTATGAGAAGATAATACATGGGAAAAACGGTGTCGATGAAGATACCCTTGTCGACTATATGCTAATCAAACACGGCATAGAACGTAACCAAGTCATGAGGAGGGAAGCACTTGAAGAATGGGAAGAGTCCCACAAAGGAGTCGAAGATTACGACAAGAAAAGAACCGGTTACATACAGGAACTATCCACCAGAGACTATTCCGGTTATTTCGACAGATTCAAGCAGGAATATGCCCCAAATTATAACACGGCAGAAGATTTTATATCCGAGGTCGAATCCTTGTTAGGCGAAAATACCGTTATTAACCTTTGGGACAAAATCAAGAAAGCCACGAACAAAACGTTAGACATATCTGTAAAATCCGGTCTCGTTTCAAAAGAAGATGCCGATACCTATAAGAAAAGGTTCCAGTTTTATGTCCCGCTCAGAGGATTCTCCGAAGAAACGATGGATCAGATGTACGACTCCAATATAAGAATCAATCCCGGCTCAACAGTAAATAAACAAGCCAAAGGAAGAACAAGCAGAGCCGACAACCCGCTTGTATCCATCATGGCTATGGCAAATACCGAGATAGCGAGAGCCAACAAGAACAAAATGAAACAAAGGCTGCTTACCCTATTGGCCGGTAAAGACGTGCGCAATAAGTTCGGGTATTCTTATGAGGTCGAATACAAAGACGGGAAAGAGAAAATTCTCAAATACAAGCCCAAACAGTCCGACGAGATAAAAAAGATAACCACCATATCCAATATCTATCAGATCATACCCAAGTACGAAATCCTCGCATTGGACACCAACGGAAATCCCATTCTCGACGAACACGGCAACAAAACATGGGTGGAAACAGACGAAGTCCCCTCCGCTGAACAATTGGAAAGCGGAATGGCCAGATTCAGCAAGGCCTATCCCTCCAATCGTGGAACGGTTCACAAGACCCCCTCACAAATGGAAGAAAGCACGGTCGATGTATTCGTCGCAGGGAAGAAGGTATCCATACTGTTTACCAACCCGCTTGTCTCCAATTCAATAAACGGGAGGTTGAACCTCGATAAAAATGTGCCTCGTAAGATAGAAACACCCGACCAATGGTATAATATACCGGGGTGGCTCACTTACGGATCTCGTCATTTGAACAGATTGGGAGCGAGAACTACCCGAGCCTTGTCACAATTCTATACCACCTATTCTCCGGCATTTTTCCTGTTTAGCAACTTTGCAAGGGATTTTAGTGGGGCGTTCGCTTACAACAGTGCCGAGAAATCGATCGCCGAAGCCCGACAGATCGCAGCACTTGCTCCCGATTCATTCGCTGCCATGCGGAGATATATTCGGGGAGAATCGAAAAACAAGAGATATACAATTGAAGAAATAGAAAGTTTCTTGGATCGTATGGGCAGAAAAGGTAAAATTTCCAAGTCCGACTACGATATAGCCGCTTATCTGTTTGTATCGAGAGGAGGAGAGACAGGATATATCAGTGCGAATACAGTTGAGGATTATCGTAAATCGATAGATAATGCGGTTAAGTACGGTACTGTCGATATGAATAAACAGGCAAAAGCGATCAAGAAAGGATATATGGCAGGAGTAAAAGCCATACAAGATACAGCCCGGCTTATGGAAAGCGTCACCCGTTTGAATCAATTTGTGGCCGCATTAAGGGAAGGAAAGACAATAGATGCGGCAATCACCGATGCCAAGAATGTTAGCACAAACTTCAACCGGCGGGGAAGCCACGAAGGAATACAATGGATATTTGATAATTACGCCTTCCTCAATGCCTCCCTGCAAGGGACAGACCGCCTGTACAGGGGAATCAAGAAATACAAGAAAGGCTTTGCCAAAGTTATAGGAACGATTATTTCCATCGGTTTCCTCGACTCCCTTCTTTGTGCGATTTTCTCGGGTGACGATGATCGTTGGGGAGACGCCTATCACGCACTTCCCGAAACAAAGCGATATAACAACTTGGTAATACCTGTCGGAGAAGGCAAATTCATATTCATACCGCTAGCTCAAAGTTTGCGAGGATTCCACGCATGGGGGATAATGCTGGCCGATATAATAACAGGTTACCATAAAAAACACCCATTAATCAGTGACCCCGTGAAACCACTCGACTTTTTCGCCGTGATAGGGCAAGACATCGTGCCCATAACCTATGGAAGCTGGACTAATGCTGCACCCACATGGACACAACCGATAGCGCACATCGCATTCAATGAGAACTTCATGGGACGACCCTTGTACAAAGAAACCCCATGGAATGAAAATCTTCCTGAATTTCGCAAAGCATACGGAAGTACTCCGAAAGGACTAGTCAAATGGAGCGAGTTTGTCAACGAAATGACAGGTGGAAACTATGCCGAAAAAGGCTGGCTCGAACAAATCCCCGTCTTGGAGAAACTCAACAATCCGGCAGTTCTTCAACAACTTTATCTCGGTTACGTTCCCGGACTCTTCCGAGTTCTCGGGCAAGCCTACAATGCCGTAGACGCTTTGGTGACAAAAACAAAAGGACGACCTACCGATTTCGATTTATCTGATGTGCCTATCATAGGTGCGGCTGTGGGGGAAGCGAACGACAGAATCCCCAAAGCAAAATTAAGAAGCAAATGGTATGAATTTGCAAATAAAGCAAGAGATTCGAAACGAGCTGATAGCGAATTGTTAAAGGAGTTGTTTATTGATGAGTTTATCGAGAACACGAGAGATTCCGATAAAGTATTGAACAAGAGTGTGTATGATGGACTTAATGTCCATATTAGAAACCTCATGAAGTTAGAAGGAATGGCTGAGACGTGGGAAGATGATCTAGTTTCTGGTGATTTACCAGCAGACGAAGCCATTCGGACAAGTGCCGAGATAGCATCGCTCCGAAATACAATAGACAATACATTATACGATATAATCAACGAATTAAAGATAGCGCAATGAAACTATACAGAAAATCACAACTCACAGACCGAGAGTACTATCAAATCACAGATACGGTAAAGGCCAAAGAAGGGAAAGCCTTAGATGTATTATTCGAAGCCCAACAAGCATGGAGTTCATTATCGAATTTCAGAATGTATGCAGAGCGTTGCCGAAAATATACCTATGGCAATCAATGGGGCGATGTTATATATGATTCCGATAAAAGAAAATATGTAAGTGAGGAACAATATATTCGGGATCAAGGCAAAGTACCTTTAAAGAACAATATGATTCGTCAGCTCGTCAAAACTGTTGTAGGACAGTTCGGCAGTAATCAAACCGAGCCTGTATGTGTCGCCTCTGACCGTGACGACCAGAAACTGGGTGAGATGATGACTATCGTCATGCGGTATGCCTATTCATTAAATAAAATGTGGGAGGTCGACCGACGTACATTCGAGAATTACGTCATATCTGGAATAGTCGCCCATAAATCATACTATGGGTGGAATGCCGCATTGAACAAGGAAGATGCCTTTGTCATGACCGTACCCGACAACCGCATATTCTTCGATACTAACATGAAAGATTTCCGTTATTGGGATTGTTCGATTATCGGAGAAATTCACGACATATCCATAGGAGACCTTTTGGCGAATTTTTCACATGGTTCTGTCGAAAGAGCGGAAGAACTACGGCAGATATATGTCTCAGCGACGAAAGACACACTCTCCAATTTCTATCAAGACCTCATGCCCGGCAGCGACGAGTCCCTGTCCTTCCTTGTACCACGAGACAATGGATTATGTAGAGTCATAGAAGTATGGAGGAAAGAATCGAAACTAAGAGTGAAATGCCACGATACACTGGAAGGAACATACTATAAAATAGATTATGAAGAATTACCCAATATTCAAAGGATAAACCAAGATCGAATCCTTCAAGGCATTTCGCAAGGGATACCGCAAGACGATATACCACTCATCGAGACCGAGAACTTCATCGACCGATATTGGTATGCCCGTTGGCTATCCCCCTATGGGGACGTCCTGCAAGAAATGGAAACACCCTATTGGCACAAGTCACACCCCTATACCATCAGCATATACCCGTTCAACGGAGGAATCGTACATAGCTTCGTCTCCGACGTCATAGACCAGCAGCGGTACATCAACCGTTTGATAACGATGGTAGATTTTATCATGGGAGCAAGTGCGAAAGGAGTATTGTTATTCCCCGAAGACCAAATTCCCGATGGCATGACAATCGAAGATATTGCCGACGAGTGGACAAGATACAACGGAGTCATATTGTTCAAACCAAAACCCAATGGAGCCCTCCCGCAGCAGATAAGCACCAATGCCACCAATGTGGGAGCATACGAAATGCTCAATCTCCAATTGCGGCTTCTTCAAGAAATCTCGGGAGTGCATGGCGCACTGCAAGGGAAAAGCCCGTCATCTAATACGGCAGCCTCTTTATATGCACAAGAAGCCCAAAATTCTGCGACGAATCTGGTCGACCTCATGGCATCGTTTACCGCTTTCCGGGAAGAACGCGACACCAAACTCATGCAAGTCATACAACAATTCTATTCAGATAAGAGATATGTAAACATATCCGGTAATGAGTACAGCGAAGAAGCCAAATACTTCGATCCCGACAAAGTAAAGAATGTACATTTCGACCTCACTATTACCGAGTCCCAGTCTACACCCTCATTCCGTCAAGTAACCAACGATTTACTTCTGGAACTGTTCCGAGCCGGAGCCATAGATGTAAAACAGTTATTGGAAAACGGCGCATTCCCATTCTCCGATCGATTGCTTCAATCCATAAACAAGAAAGAGGAAGAAGCCATGCAACAATTAGCCGCCATGCAATCGGCACAACAAGCCGGGCAGGTTCCGGCAGGAAATGAACAGCAAGAGTTAGGGCAAATACAGCAACAAATAGATAACAATACAAATCCGTTGATGAACCAAATGATGGCGAGAGCTTAATAAGTATAATTATGGGGAGGAGACACCTTCACTCCATAATCATTTCGAATGACTACGAATTATTTCGAAGAGCAAAAATGCGATATTTTGTCAAATCTTTGTATATTAGAATGTTGTTAATTACGAAATAACTACGAATATGGACGAAAAAGCAAAAGGTACTCCAAGACGGACACAACGATATTCCCCGGAACTCATGCAAAGAGCATTATCACTTCTTGCGGCCGGTGAACGTCCGTCCTATATCAGCACCTTACTTGGGGTTCCTTTTTCGACCATCTCGACGTGGAAAAAAGGCAATCCTACACGTATTCAAAACTTGGCAAAAAAGCAAGAAGAACGTTATGAGATAGCTATTACCAATAACATTTGTGAGGGTAAACTCGATAGGGAGAAAACAGCCGATACACTTCTTTCCGTCGCATTCAATCGGGCGGCAGAACTATTAGAAACAACAAGAGACTTAGACAAGGTAACCCGGTTTATAGAAACCATGTCAAAACTTAAAACCCCGGAAAATAATACGGCAAGTAACTTTGAGCAACTATACGTTAGTCTTACAAAATTAAGTCAAAACGTCAAGACAAAATATATCGATGTAGAGGAAGTAAAATAAATTTCAAAGGAATATTCGGAAATGCAAATGATGAATAGGGAAATGCCGGGGTGAGAAGCTCCGGCATTCGTGTTTTGTTAAATATTGATAAATCATGAAATATTTATACTATAATATTTTGTATATACAATAAAATGGAGTATCTTTACCATGTAATCAAAAACAAACAGTAACCAATTAAAATAGAGTCATGTTACAGAAAGGTACAGAACAATACAAAGAAGCTCAGGAATTATCCAACAGACTTCAACAGATTGCTAACTATGAAAGATGGAATAATAACAATTCGTATGAGTTGCATTTCAACCCGTTCTATCGGTTTTTAAACGAAATAATCAAGTTGAATGTGTTTGCCTCCAATGTGGCCAAAACGATAGATGAAAAATGCACTTATCCGAGTTTCAAGATTGCCAACATGTCGAGTAAGCAAGCATGGATACTTGCCTGTGCGGCAATCGAGAATAACATAAATCTTGAAGATTGTTATACACCAGTATGGGCCAAATAATTATAAATAAAAATTACTTATATATGGAAACGAAAAGAACAATGGTATTATCATTTCATGTTTGCCGAGGTGGCAGATTCTTTAACCCCGGTCATGTTGAATTTGTCGGAGAAGAAACATTCTCAGATGTGTGTAGCATGTTGTCAGATCGCTTGTTCACGAAAGACAGGGACGAGTATGGGAGGTTCTGCAAACCCTATATTGCAGACGAAGTGGGCACTGTCGTTAGTGAGGACGACGAGAACGGAAGAACAGGAGAGATAGACTTCGATGGTGATTATGACAGATATTATACTATCGAGATAGAGGATATAGACGACCTCAGCGACTCGGAATTGGAAGCCATAAGGGAGTATAAAGGGTATATAAGCGAAGATCTTGAACATCTTGTTAAAGTCGATGACGACGAGGAAAACGAGGAGGACGAAGAATGAAAAGGGAATTTCCACTATTCATTGTAGACCATAACCGGGCGCACAAGTTCGGAGAAGTCGACTTCATATACTGCTCGGACATAGACAATGGATTCATCGCCAAAGTCGAGTATATAGACGGTATTGTCGAGGAAGTCGGAGAGGATTACCGCATAGAGCCCGGATTGTCAGGATCTAATATTTCCGCAAAGATAAGCATTAAGCGTATTACAGGTAAAAATCCTGATAAGACTAAAATACGGGGTCTTTTAAAACGGGCTATGAAGTATTATACATCGCTATCGACATTCTCGGCAGACATCGGCAATATTACGGTTCGGCAAATGGTGTTGTTCATTGATACGCTGATTTTAGAAGGTCGTAAGAATGCGATTGCAGCCGGTAGTGATTATAATTATAGGAATACGGTATTAACATCTATCGCATTTTTAGAGGCGATAAAGAAGGAATTAATAGGAGTATGACAATAGAAGAGTTATCGAAACAAGTGCGTAAGATTCGCGAAGGAAAGGGATTGACCCAATATAATATCTGGAAACAGGGTATGAATTTTGGGACTGTCATTGCCATTGAAAGTGGGAAGAATGTCAACTTGAACAACTTCCTTAAATATTGTGAGATTGTAGGAATTGATGTAACTTTAAAAGAGAAAGAGTAAAATGTCAAAATCTTGAAAGTGAATTTTCAAACAATCCTAATTGTTGCTATATCGCAGCCACCCATTTAACTATTTTGGGTGGCTTTTTTATCTACTCCTATTATATTTCAATGTATAATAACAAGATAAATTACTTTCTTATAGATTGTTCCAGAAGCTCATAATCCTTTTCAACATCTTTATTTAGAATCTGTGCATATATCTGTGTTGTTTTAATATTGGTATGCCCGAGCATTTTACTAACATTAGGAAGTTTAGCCCCGTGACTAAGAGCATAAGTAGCGAAAGTATGCCGGGCGCAGTGTGAAGTGAGAGGAATACTTATATTAGCATAATCCGATACTAATTTCAACCGTAAATTATATTGTTGATTCGATATGACAGGTAAGACAAAATCGTACTTTTTTAAAATGTTTAATGCTGGTGATAATAAAACGATATAATATTCTTCTTCTGTTTTATGTCTAATATCCCGTAATATATATTTACCTTCAATTTCTTCGACGTTTTTGAAATTAAATTTAGCCAAATCTCCATATGATAAACCAGTAAAACATTGAAAAATGAAAAGGTCACGAACCCTTTGTATTGTATCTTGTGGTATATCACAGTCCATTATTTTATTTAGTTCATCTTCGGAAAGGAACTTTCTCATTTTACTTTTCCCTCTATCTAATCTTAGATGTTGGTAAGGATCATTTTCACATAGTCCCATAGACATAGCCTGATGAATATATGTTTTCATTCTTTTATGATTAGAGAACACAGTAGTCTGCATGAGGCCTTCATCATGCAAGAATCCATCGAATTTTAAAATGTTTTCTTTTGTTAGGTCAGACATATGAGATATTAATCCAAATCTTTTGAGCCTATTTACAAATGTTCTTTGAGTTCTTCGAGTCTCTTCTCTAATATCTTTCCTTTCTTCGATACGCCTTTCTACGAAAGCTATGAAACTTTGATTTTCGTCGTTGCCAATAAAATCAGAGAATCTACTTAGTTTGTCAAAATCAAAATATTCATTTTGTTTTATCAAAGAATTAGTCCATTCTCTATATTTTAACATCAAAGAATCAAGATAACTGTTCAGCTCCATAGAATCCCCGCAATTGATAACTCTATATTTATCGTCCCATTGATCTTTGTATAATTTAATCCCTGTATTTATCCATTTTCTTTTTCGATTAAAATACACCTCTAATTGGACAAGACCTTTCTTATCCTTAGTTGCCATTTTATAACGGTCGAATACATATCTAAATACCGGATAATTCAT